TTATGTACCAACCTTATTTAGTCTGTGGGGCGCTGATGGGGCGAAATCGTTTAATTTATTGTTCAAAATAGCTCTTTGGCTTTCATCATTGTCAGGCATCCATGCTCCGTAAACATTGTGGACCATTTGGGCGTTAGTATGACCCATTTGAGTCGCAATGAAGTTTGGGTTCACTCCTGCAGCTAATGACCAGCATGCGTATGTGTGTCGAGACTGATATGCTTTCCTATCTGTGATTCCTGCCAACTTCAGGCCAGCCTTCCAAGTTTGCGCTAGTGAGACTGAGCTATAGTGGAAATTACAGTTATTTTTGGGTGAAGTGATTTGCGGGTTAAAGACAAAGTTAACCATCTCAGTCTCCTTTTTCCCATACTCTCTTTTTATGACAGATATCTCCTTATCTGGCATCATCCTGGTCAACTCCATTTGGTCGCACAGAGCTTCCCACGCGGCATCGATTAGAAATATCTTTCTCACTCCAGATTCCGTCTTCGGGGGCTTGAAATATCCCATTGACGTTAAGCTTCTTCTCACCGTTATCGTTCTTTTATGTGTATCAATATCCCCCCAGGCCAATGCACATAGCTCACCGTGTCGCATCCCTGTGAATACAGCTATTGACCAGAGGTTTTTTATTTGGCGTGATCGCAATGCGCTGTGTAGCCGAGAGAACTCTTCTCTTGTGAGCGGGTCAGGTTTTGGCTTATCTCTCTTTAAGGGGGCAATAGATGACGATACGTTTTTTGAAATATAGCCGCTCTCGTATGCAAAACCTAGCATTGCGGAAACAACCTTCATGCAGGAGTTCACGAACGCGGCAGACCTTCCTGTCCCTTGAATTGAGAAATATCTGCCGGCAGAGAATGATCCCTTTAGAAGTTTTATCCTTAACGAAAGTAAATCCTCTACATTAATGCTCTGTATCATCCTATCGCTACCCAATATTGATAGAACGGTCTTAACCATCCCTTGATAAACGCTAAAGGTTGTCGCGGCAATCTCAGCCTCCTTTATGGTGAGCCACTTATCGAAAGCGTCTCGTAACGAGATAGGGCCGTTATCAGATTTAAACTTCCTGATGTTTTTCGACTCTGGGAAAGTTTTCGCATAGTCGAAATTACCTGTCTTAATTGCGTAGACTACGCTTTCCCTTAATTGCGATGCCTTATTCCTATTCTTCAACGTATCAAGCACAGATAATGATTCCCGCATTCTCACGCCTTGATAGGTAAAGCTAATACGCAGAAATCCACCGTGCGACTCAACGCCGGTGGGGTATTTCTTATCTTTCATCATTACTCTCCGATTGTGTTAATGAATAACCTACAAAGGCTGTCGTTTTACTAACGAATCAATCCACTTTTCTACCGCCTCCACTTTGTACATGCATTCACTGTTACGCTTCGGGGCGCTATCGGCAGAGACATGTACGTATTCTCTACCCAGCAGCCACGATTTTTCCCTTGCTCTCTTGATTGTTCCTTTCTTTAATCCGGTAACTAAGGTTAACACGTCCTCGGTCACCCATTTAGCGGGAGTCAAAACTAAAGATTGTTGCATAGCGTTCTCCTTTACCTTCCCGCAGACATGACGATGCCGCCGATTATCGGTGCGGGAATAGGGTGGGTTGATTTAAGGGTGGGGTTATTTAGTGATTTTTAAGAAAGGTATTTCGCCCGACTGAACCGCTTTGTAGACTAACTCTGCAGTTATTCGGCTACTACCATTTGATGTAATACTTATTATCCGAGTTAATTCCCTTATAGACTCATTTTCATCTATTGTCTTTTGGTCAAAAGGGATAACCTCTTTATCTCCCTCATAGAAAATTCCTAACCTTCCATTGAAGTCGCATACAAAATCATTTTCCCTAGAGAAAACAACGATACCTTTGGTCTTATCTTGAAATATTTCAGATGCGTGGATAATCTCAGTACCAACAGGCGGAACACCAATACCATCCCATTTATTTTCCATACTCACCTCAGTGACGGTTAAAAAATTTGGCGCGGGCAATCTTCTCAGCATCTTCACGACACTCACAGCAGCAATAACTTGTGCCGGGTACCGATGGTTCGCCACAGTCTCCATTCCGACAAACTGCTGATGCTGGCTCTGGTCTAACTCTTCTCGCCAGCGCTGCGTTTAAGTGCTGTTCCGCTTCTGCGTCTGCTTGGTCTGCTATATCTGCGTAAATGGTGGTTTCCTTTAGGTAATAAAAAACCCGCCTGAGCGGGTTGATAGAATGGTTTAGTTGAGGTTGTTTCGATTGAGTGCTGATTTTATGTTTTGCATCTGATTACTATCCAATCCTAGAGCTGATCGATTATTAGATACATAAAATAAAATATCTTCTTTAGTAACAATACCCCTGCACTCTAAAAGATGTAACGTGACTTGGCCAACAATTGATTTTAGTAAGTAACTTTTCACAATAATCACCAATCATTATTATTACTAAATCTAAAATTAGACTTAATCAATCCTAATGTCACACATGAGTTTTTACAACTATTTAACTTTCTTCCCTTTAAATGTGATGATATTGCTTTTGGTGTTGTCAGATGTTTTAATTTCCAATTTGGCTAGCTCTAGCAGTAAAAAATCCCTCTCACTATTATTTAATGATTCTTTTTGTCCCCATAACTCTCTGATTTTAGAGAAAGTAATTTCCTCACCTAAGATTGATGACTGTATTACACACCAACCCAATTCTGAATGGAAAAATTCTTCATCTAGCATATAATTTTTCCTTATATCAAATAACAATAGGTTACATGAGCGTAGTTGAATTAATGAGAATAGCTATTATTTATGGGTAAAATTATTCATAATTTAAAAATCGCTCGGATGTCATTAGTCAAATATTCCTTCTTACTTCACCACACACAATCTCATGCTTAGGCTGAATATCTTTCATAGCCTCTATCTGATGCTCGCATTGTGATTGGGTGGGGTAGATTGTGTTATTGAGGGGTAATGCTTGAGTGTTGATGATTAGGAGTGGGGTGAATCCGAGAGTCATTGGGTCATTAACCTCAACTTATTCATTATCTCGTTGTATACCTCAATATCTATCGTGACATAGGTTATCTCAGTGAGTGCCTCGTCGATAATGTCCAGTGCCTCAGGTAACAGAAAATTATCACGATGATCACTCCACATCACGGCTGATAGCTTGCCTCCCGCAACTTCCATGTCACTGTAAACAGGTGGCTACTTGCCTTCCTCGTACTCGACAACGTAAGTTACCTTTCCCATATCAATCACTCACCTTTGCAAATCCGTAATTGAAATGGCTAAAAAAGAAATCTCTGGCGTATTCCTCTGCTTCTTCATCAGAGTCAGCTTCGAACTCTTCTTCTTCCTGAATACCTGGACCTTCCGCTAAAACTTTATAAATAGCCATATCACTCCCCAAGTCCGTTAATCTTCCCTGCAATGAGATTGGCTTTATCCATTTCCTCAAATGGATTATTGCCGTAAACCCTTGCTACCACTAAATCAAGATTATCTGCATTCCAAAGCTGTACAAACCAATCACCAAGACCCGGGTATTCATCCTGATTTAAGGTCGGTAAGTTCCCTACCTGAACCTTCATAATCACTCCCCCAATCCGTTCACATCTGGCGCCGAATTAATCATCGCTTTCCAGCATAATTTCGCCCGGTGAGCAGCCTCCTCGCATCCACTCATCGCTTCGCATTTCTCTAACTCTTCAGTGCTTGAGTTGAATGCTGACGGCTTAGATTCAAACCCAGCGATGACCATATCTTCTGTCGGCTCAATCGGTACTAATGCATAACCATCTGGTAACTTAATCTCCGCCACTGGCGGGGCGGTGTATAAACAATTAATGGGAAGGTCGAAATGTGGTACAACGTTGTTAGCCGCCAGGTTACCTATATAACCATTTTTTAAATCTTGAAGGTCATCATCAAAAACCCAAGCCACCGATTCTGCCGCTATTGATGCTAGAGCTATTTGGTCGCGTAGTGCCTCTAATTCACGTTGCTTTGCCAATGTGTAAACCGTGCATCGATTCTCAATGCTGGCTGAAAGGAACACTTTCAATTCTTCGCGCTTCTCTTGTGTTAATGCAATCATGCTGCCTCCACTTCAAGTTGTTTAAGCCCCGTGCGAACTGCATCAATTATTCTTGATAGGTATTGATATTTAGGGTTAGGAACAGTGGGCCAGCCAGCATAGAACGGGTCATCACCAAATAGATTCAATAGATGATTTCCCACCAGGCGACTACAACAGCTTTCTTTCACATCATCGGAATTAATTGCCTCATCCCACATATCTCTAGCTTCTGTCGTATTTATTTCATCAGCTCTGCGAAGTTTAATTATCTCTTTATGAACGAAGTTGAGGTTTTCATCATTGTCATCATCAATGGTTCTCTCTAGCGACCTATCAAAATAGCCGATAAGGTAATCATTGCTGACTCTTTGAATAAATTCTTGAACCGTATCGCCACCCATAGCAAACCAAGAACCTGTCCATGCCTGACCGTAACAAGTGACTGTAATCCTTCCCTTTCCGGGCTCGTAGTTTTCAATCATCACCCGAATCGGGTCTAATCTCTCAGCGCCAGTTATCGTTAGTGAAAGGACGTTGTTTTTCTCAACACTTATCATTACTAATCTCCACTATAATTTAGCCTTCCTTGGCGATGGGGTTAGTCGCCGAAACCGCCGCGACCGTTGAGGTTAGATGTGACGATTCCTTCAGACTTACGCATCACCTCAGCCAATTCTTTAACCTCTTCATCACGCTTCCTTGCGCGCTCTTCCAGCATGTATTCTGGCACCGGAGGGTTAAATGCTGCCTTGTTATTCTCGGCCCTAAGCTTTCCTTGCTCTGTGTAACGTGTATTCCAGTCAGTGACTTTACCGTCCTTGATAACCGACATCACCATCGCACCAAATTTAGCTTTGGCGATTACCTCTCCCCACTGACCAGAACGGGACCAAGATAGAGTCGATAGCGTTTTGCTGCGTAAAACGTCAGGAAAGCGTGATAATTCCTCCCTCTGACCAAGAGATAGGCGTGAGAATACCGCCGATTCTTTCTCGGATAAGTTCATGGGGGTTCCTTAAATTAGGTGGGAATGGTGGTTAGTACTGGCTGCTAAAAAGGTATGTCGTCATCGAAATCCATAGGTGGCTCATTCGACTGTTGTGGCTGACTCCACTGATTGCTCTGAAGCTGATTGCTTCGACTTTGCTGGGTATTATTTCTTGGTTGGCTGTTACCGTTTGATTGGCCTTCTTGCTTTCCGCCAAGCATCTGCATCGTTCCGTTGATGCCTACCTGAACCTCAGTCGTATACCGGTCATTCCCTGACTGGTCTTGCCATTTACGGGTTCGTAGCTTTCCTTCCAGGTAAACCTCAGAGCCTTTTCGCAGATATTCCCCGGCAATTTCCGCTAACTTCCCGCTGATGACTACGCGATGCCATTCGGTAATCTCTTTCTGTTCACCAGTTTGCTTATCGCGCCAACTCTCCGATGTGGCTACTGATAAGTTTGCAAAACACGCCCCTGATGGAGCGTATCGAACTTCAGGGTCTTGTCCTAACCGACCCACGATAATCACTTTGTTTACCCCTTTGCTGCTCATGCTGCTGCCTCGTTTTGGTTATCTAATTCTGATTTGCGCAGGTCATAAATCTCTTTTGCTTTAGCCTGAAACTCTGTTCCTCTGAGTGTTCGCCACGCTTCTTCAAATGAGTGCTTTAATGTGTCCATATCATTTGAGGATTCAGCTGATGCCAAGAATGCCTTAAGTGATTCCTCGTGAGGATTTACGCCTGATTCCAGCCATTGAAGTAGGCTTACACCGGTTGATTCGGTCAATATGACAGGGTCGCAATTACTGAATAACTTTGTACGGTCCTTGCTGGCGATCGCATGGTGCGTTTCATGCCCGATATCTAAGACAGTTGTGAATTCATATTCAACACCATCACGCTGCTCTGACTTCATGCCTAGCTTTGCCACTTTCTTACGTCCGTTCTCTTCCACCTGAGCTGTTTCAGTCTTACTACGCATCGTGGCTATGATGTGCATTGGCGATCGGAGAATGGCATCAAGGAAAAGTCTGTGCCGCGGATTAATTTCACTCCAAGCTGACCACGTGTTGCCGCGAAACTTGGTTTTAGCAATCGTATCGACAAGCTCTAAGCAGCCACCGACACCACTCCACTCATGTGTAATGCTATCGAGAATTAACGTGTCATAACCTGCGTTTTCGGCAGCATTGATTGCCTCTATAAAACGTTCAGGGGAGAAGGGGGGGGCAAGCTCTAAAACATCAAAATCAACGATATCAGAGTAAAGCGATGCGCTGCCTTTCTCTGTGTCCAAAACTGCGACCTTTCCGCCAATTCCCTTGGCGACCAATAACGCGCTGTAAGTCTTCCCTGCGCCACTTGGCCCGGTAAGTGCCAACCGTAGTCTGGCTTTCTTTCTCATGGCTTTTTCAAATTTCATACATACCTCAGAATGGTAATGGTTTACTTAATGCGCCTGATTCGAAATCAAGCGATGTACCGACTGGCGGCGTTACTGTGAATCCGTGCTCGATAAGCTTTTCAGCTACGGCCCAAAGGTCACCATCAGCGATTAATTCAGCCATATCCGTTTGCTGGTCTAGCCTTACTTCTTGCATAACGATTTGAATCTCACCGCGAGCATCTTTTCTCGTTGAGAAGTTTTGTGCGGTACAAATTAGCTCTCTCATTTTGACCCCCATAAGTCTTTAATCAGTAACATGCAGCCAGATAGAGACCGCGGATAAACTCGGAACTCACCACTGCGAAAAATGGTTATCTTTTGACGTTCTAGTGAAATTCTCACGCATAAGCCTCCGGTCTGGCCGCATCATTAACAAACTGCTGAATGCGGTCTAATTGAGTAGTAGTGTATTGTTTAAATTGATTGATTAGGTTGATAGCAGCGCCAATGACGCCACCAATGAACGTTGTCATGGGCGATACTCCGTTAAGTGTTGTTTTCATATAACCGCCCACTCTTTGAATAGGCGCTGATATGAGGGCGTAAAAAAAGCAGCTCATTGGCTGCTTAAAAGTGTGCTGAATAGTAATTTCGAGCTTCTTTCAGAATCTGAATGGCTTCATCAAGAGTGGATGCCTCAATTGCCCGATTAATGTATTCAGCCATGCCTTTTGCATCGTCTTGCCATTCTTCAGCTCTTGATTCCCAATCGCTGGCTTCGTCCTCTGCTTCTGAAATTCTGTCCATATACTCACCAGCTATTGAGCTCTCAAGTTCCATCCGTATTTGCTGCCTGATAATTGGCTCAGCATCCGTAAATGGAAGTTCAGACAGGACTCGCTCAATAGTGTGAGTTCCATACTTCAAAGCAATAAAGTTATCAGGCATATAGCCTCCGAAAAAAAGCCCCTCACGAGTGAAGGGCGAAGACTTCTCTAATTTAATTAGAACAAGACATCCTCATATCCTGTTCATAGGGCAGTATTACCCACATAGCCCACTCTTAAATGAGATATAGGGGGTTACTCGGTAGGTGATGGGTAGGCACACCACTCAACAACACTCACCTCTGCATCTTCTATTTCTGCTATCTGAAAAACCCATTTCCATTCACCCGTTGGTTTTCCACCTATTCCAATCCATAAAGCTCGCCATGCGATTAAAACGCCTTCACCATTAAGGTCGTTAACAAGCACCTGTTGCTGTGGTTCAGGAAGTGCGTCACTACACTTAATCCACTGCATGATTTAACCCCATAAAAAAAGCCGCTCTAGGCGACTTGTATCTATTCAATAAGCTATTCATTAGTGCCTGTTTTTACCGAGTCAGGCTCTCGTGCCCGCTATACCCCTACAGCGAGATTCGTGTAATATCTAAACACCCCTACAGTGTTGAGACTCATTAATGGATAAGTTTGATAGGAATATTCAAAATAGAATATTGCAAAGCCTTTATGATTCACACCCCGAGTCAGCTAATGACAAAGATTTCAGAGATTTTGCCGAGCTACTAGGAGGATTCGATAAGCTAGTATCTAACATGCTTTATCTTTCAGGGCATGGGCTACTCACTACAGAGGTGAATGCTTACATTGGTGGAACAAAAGAACTCAACTTAAATAAAACAATAATTTCAAGCAAGGGAATTGATTTTATTAGGAATGATGGAGGTCTTGGTGCCATTCTGAATGTGGTGAATGTTAGGCTTCATAGCGATACTATCAATAAACTTGAATCCATTATCTCTTCGTCTAACGCCCCTGAAGAGGAGAAGACGACACTGATTTCAACACTTCGCAAGCTTCCTGAAGATGCCATAAAACACTTGAACCTGAAATTACTGGATATGGGGGTTTCTCATTTGCCGAACGCAGTTCACGCAATTCAAACAGCCCTCCACAACCTGTTTTAAATTCTTCAGAGTCCCTTAGCCTTACAAATTTTCCCCAACCAAGGCTTTTACTCAGTAAAGCCCAAAAGTTTTGGTCTGAGTCAGCACTAACGAAAAAACCGTTAGGGTGAAAGTACGCCGCGTATATCTTCATACTCACCTCGCACTAACTGAAACTGATTTACGATGACCTGCGAAATAGATCGCAACGTCTGGGATGCAGATGGCTCCTGATTCACTGCTTCTATCTCGCAGCGTCAGAGTGCCGTTAAGTGCTTTACTTACTCGACCTGAGCAACCAGTCATAATCGACTCGATACGTTGCTCTAATCGGCTCTCAGCGGCTAATTGTTCACGTTCTAACTTGCGGCGCTCAATACGGCGAAGCTTGCAGCGTTTCTTTGTATTCATGATTACCTCCGTAATTGGCTTTGGTGATTGGATGGCCGGTGCTGAACTCCGGCTTTTCGCTTATTAGATGGCCGTGTTCTGCAAGCAAATCCCCACCGATAGGGAGCCATCCTCAATCGTATCAGCCTACGCATTCATCCAATCCCAAAACCAACTGCGTTTTGGTGTACACCTCTCGGCATACCAACCTTATTGTTAAAGAAGCAGCCTGACTCTTGTCTGGCGCGGTAGGTAATCCGTTTACCGCATCGATGTTTCGTTTCGATGGGTCAAAATTACAAGAATATTTGTTATCTGTAAACAATAAATCTTGTATTTATTCTTGTAAAATACTCATTACTTTGTTTTTTAACGATATTTATTTTTTCAGACGAAAAAAATGCCGCATATAGCGGCAAAGGAACAGGAATGGATGTTGTCAATACGAGGGTATTACTTATAAGAGTGTAAGGATTACGAAAGGTTCAGGGTAGGGGCGAAAAAAAGTCCCGCACAGTGACGGGACAAACAGGATAATTACAACTACTTTCTTTTAGTGAGGTTATTATATATAAATATTAATCCTAGCGATTAAAAATATTGATGGAATATTTTTATGGATAAAAAAATCCCGCTGCCAAGCGGGATAAGTACAACACCAGGATTACTGCTTATTGTGAATAGGCAGGCATTGTATTGATTTAAGAAAAAATCTTAATGATGCAGGTCAATTCTGGTGAGATAGGAGGAAAAAATCCCGCCGGAGCGGGATGATTTATTTTAACAAGTAAAATTCTGGCCAGAATAAAGTGCTAAAAATTCATATATAGTGATCGTTTTAATCCCGTGATCGCCTGCAGCGTTTGGTATCATTATTCTTCTTTTAGCCCCAGGAATGCTCTTTTCATGAGTGATGATGGTAAAACCATGAGTCATGGCGTGAGCAATAAGGAAAGCGTCAGCTTTATCTACAGATGCAAAATCATCTTTAGCCTTTTTATCTACATCTAATCCTTGAGCCCAGTTCATAAGACTAGCATAGCTTCTCATTGAAGTAGTCTCGTCTTCGAAGAAAGAAGGGGGGACTTCATTTTTGATCCAGTCGGCAATTTCATCAGGCTTAGCCATTAATTCTTTCTTCACTGAATTGATAGAAAACACTAAGCCATTTTTGTGTAATGCGACTAAAAGATCCCAAAAAACCTTACAGTATTTGAAGTTATAATGAAAGTATTTAGCACTGATGAAAACATTACTATCAATTAAGAACCTATCAGGGGAGCTCACAGAGAATTCCTTTTTCTATAAAGTTCAATTACAGTATTCGGTTTTATGTTAAGTAGGTTACTAGCTTCCCTTAGGGGGAGTCTTTGAGACATAGCAGATGCTAGAACGGCATCTGTAACAGATTGACTATTCCTATATGGGTAGACAGCATAAGGATTTGCACCAGAACTATCTTTTTTGGTTGCAGAAGAGGACCTTTCTCTTATTATTAGAAATGTGTCATCATCAATTAACTTCAAAGTTTTTGCTCTAACTGCAGTTGCAAAAGAGCTAACTTTGAAATATTTGCTAATTATATCAACTACATAGAATATATCTAAATCTTCAGCGTACTCTTTGTCCCACTCTCTTTTGAATATTTGTGCTGGCATTAAAATTTCAGCTGCAACTTTATTACAGTATGCTTCAATTTTATTTTCAAAGGTCCAATTAGATACGCCCTCTTTGCCTATCCATAGGTGAGCCAGTTCGTGGAAAAGTGTGAATACTTGTGCAGAAAATACATCACCACCATTTACGAATATGGCAGGGGCAATAGGGTCAATTATACAAAATCCCCTAAATTCATTTATGTCGATTTTTCTCTTAGTATTACTTTTCACTATACCATTTTTAAATACCAGAACACCTATGCTCTCTACTAACTTAGATACAAAGCTGAAATACGCATCTTTGTTAGGTAGTTTCAGAGCCTTATTAATATCGAAGTGAATAGTTTCAGATATATCACGAGCGACATCTTCGACATTGTCTCTAAGGTTGAATCTACCGATGAAACTTAAATTATGAGTAATACCAAAATCTTGAAGATATTCTTTATACCAATTGAGTTTGTACTCAATATCCTCATAGGTATCGGTAAAGTCTCTCGTAAGATGCGTGCTTTGGCTTGTTTGTCTGAAATCAGGAAGAGTAGCTTTCTTAAATTCTGGCGGTGTTTCGAGAAAAAGATATCCAAAAGGAACTTGACCAATTTTAGCCAATTTTTCAGCAGTGCTTTTAGTAACTAATCCGTTCAAAAATTTATCTTGTTTTTTAGGCATGAGCTGTTCTGCGAGCTCAACTGTGCTCGTACGCCCCACGCTAGCTATCCAATCAATCATCTGTCTAGATAACTGAAATTCAACTGCTGCCATGATAAATCCTCTATAAACTTTACTGGCCTTCTGCATGAGTTTAAATCATGCATGTAGTAAAAACATTATTTTTCACAAAAACCGCATCTTAGCCTCTACAGCTACGCCAATAACCTTACAGTTACCGTTCACCGGAACCATTGGCCACGCTGGATTCAATCCCTTCAAATACTTCTGGCCAGCATCAATGATTAACTTCTTGAACGTGGCTTCGTTTGAGTCGGTGAGCTTGGCGATCACTAAGCTGCCGTTCATTGGCTCTTTGCCAGTATCAAACAGAACGTAGTTACCTTCCGGTACGCTCTGGCCTGTTGGCGCTGTCATCGAGTCACCTTCAACCTTGAGCCAGAAAGCATCACCCTGAATATGCGCGTCAGACTCAAGCCATTCGCTTATCTCGTCCAAGGTGTAGGCTTCGACAGCCTCAGCCCAACTACCCGCCTGAACGGAGCTGAGGACGGGATAACGCTTACCGGGCGTATAGGTGCCAGCAAACTTGAAGTTATCACCCTTAATTTCTTCCTCGCCGCCTTCCAATAGCCACTTAGTGCTAACGCCTAGTACTGATGAAAGCTCAGGTAAATATCTAGGTCTCTTAGTTTTGCCGCCCTCGAGCTGCTCAATAGCTTGCTGCGATGTGCCGACCTTTTCAGCCAATTGTGTCTGAGTTAATCCAAGAGAATCCCTTTTGATTTTAACTCTATCGCCAATATTCATTTTTATTACCTCTACTTCCATGTTCACAAGAAAACCTGTAATTGACAAACAAAGTAACTTGTTAGACAATACAAGAAAGTTTGTTAACGGAGGATGATATGGAAGGATTATCACACCGACTCAAACAGCGCCGAGAAGAAATGAGATTCACTCAGGCCAAATTAGGTGAGTTAGCTGGAATGTCTCAGCAATCAATTCAGCTAATTGAGGCAGGTGAAACGCAACGCCCTCGTAAGCTTCTTGAGTTAGCCAACGCACTGAAGTGCGACGCAACATGGTTGGTATATGGTAGTTCAGGCCCCCGCGCCGCTTAGTAACACCGCTCTTTAATAATCTGCGCCCCTGCCGAAATGTGGGGAACCAATTCTAAGCATTCAGCTATTAGCTGATCGCTCAACTAAACACACAAGGAATTATGAAGCATGGAACATGCAACTACACGCAATAGCGCTCGCGCAATTGAAAGCAAAATCTTAAACAAAATCTCTCTAGTTGGACTTAGTAATGTGGCTAAGGCCGTTGGAGTGGATAAATCGCAAATCTCTCGTTGGAAAGCCAGCTTTATCCCGAAGATGTCGATGTTACTGGCGGCTCTTGAATGGGGAGTTGATGACGAGCAGATGAATGATTTAGCTCAGAGACTAAGGATATTCCTCACAAATGAAAACGCCCCGAATGGTGGAACACTCGAGGCGTAGTTGCTAATCGATTTTGAGACAAATCAACGAGGTTAATTATACATGAAACCGTATTTATTACAAAGATTTGAGAGACTGAAAGAGGCGAAGAGAAACGCCTTTTGCCGACGGTTCTCTAAAGAGTCAGCCACTAATTTACGCCGGGCACTCGATAAGGCATTAAGTCGTAGAGGTGCCCATGACTAACGTTGCTTATGCAGATTTTGGAGGAGATAGACACTCCAGGAGTTCGAGGATGGATAACCAGAAACACGGTTATTTCGCCATTTTTAGAAGTCTTTTATCCTCTGACTGGGCGAAAGATACTGCGAAATTATCTCTATGGATAAGGCTACTGAGCCAAGCATCAAGAAAGCCTCGGACTGTTAGCTTTAACAACACTATTTGGGATTTAAAAGAAGGCCAGTTAGTAACAAAGATCGAGCTATTAACCAAGGTTCTCAGCGACTCAGAAGGTGGGTTAAAGAGTCGTGACCAGGTGAAAAGAATGCTCGATTTCTTCGTTAGGCAGGAGATGATTTCCTATTCTGGCAACCGTCACGGAACGGTGATTACAGTGCTAAATTATGGTGAATATCAGGGTGATTTACCCGCCCATAAGTCCGACCATAACACCGCACATAACAAACCCAGTGATATCAACGCCTCGAAGGGTGTAGCCGCACACAATAGCGCACATAAACCCGCCCAACATGAACAAGAAGGTATTAAACAAGAATTAAAAGATAAACCCCCCTTACCCCCCAAGGGGGGTTTTTCTGGGCAAGCGATTCAATGCTTGGATTTTTATAACCAGGTGACAGATAGCCGCTGCTCTTCTACAGACGCTTTTGAGAAAGCGCTCTCAAAGGTTAAGGCCAAGGGAGTTACCTACAGCGTTGAGGAAATCAAACTGGTTATCCGTTGGGCGTTCTCGACATGGAGCCATAAGCCATCCCCTAACAACCTTTGTCGAATGACAAGATTTGATAGTTATTTGTCCAATGCAATTATTTGGTCTGAAGGTGTCAGTAATAACCCGAATCCATGTCCACATGAAACTCTAGTGAAACTCTGGAATGAGAAATTTCCCGAAAGAATCATTGAAATTAACGAGTGGAATAAATCCAGACCAGCATATCAGGGGCTAGAGAGAATCTGGAATGGAAAAACTACCCAAGGGGCATGGCGTGAAGTTAAACATATCGGGACACTATTCAACCTAATCCGCCAATCAACACTCACCGACAACTTTCATGAAAAATACTGGCTAAACATCGACTGGATCCTGGACAAGAAAAACTGGGCAAAGGTTTATGAGCAGGTTTTGAGAGAGTATCGCCAGACAAAACAGGGAATTTAAAATGCAGAACTCGAATAAATACTCAGACATGTACGTTGAGCAAAGTGTTATTGGTGCGATTGTCCTGGCGGATGGAAACCCAGAACTACAAGATTCAGCTATGGACTCAATTGAGTGCGTTGGAGTTGATGACTTCACCAATGCATCACACAGGACTATTTTTTCCGCGATTAAGAGACTGCATATCAGCGGATCCCGAATAGACCTTCTAACCCTGAGTTCTGAGTTGGAGCACTCAGGAGAAATTGAGATTACTGGCGGTTTCGGTTATTTGGCTGAAATAACAAAAAATACCCCATCGGGTAGGAACTTAGCTGCATATACCTCAAAGCTCAAAGACCTCTCTCTTGGAAGAAAAACACAATCAGTTCTTCACTCGGCACTCAATAAATTACAGGATCCTGGAATCTCCCCACTGGTAGATATTATTGGCGGTATTCAGTCAGATATAGGGCAGATTGAAACTCAGAAAGAGTCAGGAACCAGGCACATAATGGATGGCATTAATATCTCGATTGACGAGATTGAATCTATTATCAACGGGGATATTTGGAAGCATAGAACTCAATTGGGCATGGAAACTATCGACGATGCTTTTGGTGGATTTAACAACACTGATTTTATCGTGGTAGGCGGTCGTCCTGGTATGGGTAAAACTATGTTTAGTACCACGGTTACTGAGTGCGTGGCTTTGCACAGTAAAAAACCAGTCTTATTTTCAGCCTAGAAATGCCCATCGAGCAAATATCTCAGAGGATTGCATATCACAGAGCTAGAATCAGCAAGGAGCAATTGTTAAACGAGGATAATAAATCCGCTTGCGATGCTGCATGGGGTAAGTTGAGCATGGCGCTAAAGGACTTTCAAGGTGCACCAATTCATATCAACGATAAAACTTCTTTGAGTGTCCATCAAATCAGAGCAGAGGCTAGACGGATCCATAAACAGACCGGTGGTTTAGGAGTTATCATTGTCGACTACCTGCAAAAAATGAAGATGACTAACCCTGAGAACATGAATCAGTCGGTCGGGGAGATTGCTACAGGCTTGAAGAACCTGGCTAAAGAGTTACGCTGTCCGGTCATCGCACTAGCTCAGTTAAACCGTAACCTTGAGCAGCGTTCAAACAAAAGGCCAGTCAATGCAGACTTGAGAGAGTCAGGAGTTATTGAGCAAGAAGCAGATGTAATTTTCATGGTTTATAAGGACGAAAAGTACAATCCTCAAACCGAGTTAAAGGGTGTCACGGAAATCATTTGCACTAAGTCTCGCCATGTACCAGGGGCAGAAAAATCATATTACTTTAGCAGTGCGCTTTCAGGTCTGGATCCGTTAGACTTTAAGTCCATGTCGAACAGCGGATACCATAGCGAAATCGACTGCTAACACTAACGAGGCCGAAAATGACAATGAAAAAATTAGATGTAGAAGGGTACTTAAAAAACCAAGAAGAGTTAGAGAAGAAAGTAGTAGTAGATGGAGACCACATCCTACTCGCCCTACCTGAAGGTAAAATTGACGAGTGGTATGAGATTCCGTTATCTCGCCTGGAAACAAGTGAGCAAATCATCTCCTGGATATTCCACTTAACCGAGAAGTCCTGGATTGAAAAGGATGTTTTCAGAAGATTTATTAAGGTCATCAGCGAGCTTAGGGGTATAAGCCTTTAGCAATAAACAAAATTTAACCTGATAAATCAAAGCCGCTTAAAGCGGTTTTTTTATGTCAATAGGAGAGGGATATGAACATTAAAAAATGTACCTGTGGCGCTGATGCTTTTGTCTTCCGAGAGGCACAGGGTACGAGGTTAAGAGGTAGGTGGTATTACGTTGCTTGCTCTGAGTGTCAAAACCGAGGCCACACGATGGAATCCGCTAATACCGCCATAAATCATTGGAACGAAGGTTAGGGAGAGGAACATGAATTACCAAGAGATGAGTGACTACGATATTAGTTGCGAGGTAGGTAGCAGAATTAGCCTTGCTGATTACTTGCTGGTAACCAACGGACAAAAAGATTACTGCAACTCATGGGCTGATGCTGGGCCGATAGCGGAAGATAACGAAATCGGAGTGGTCAAAGTATTAAACGGATGGTGTGCAACCAATGACCATGCCAAACATGAGGGTGTATTTTTCGTAGACCCTAATCCCCGCCGTGCTATATGCATCGTATTCCTCATGATGAAAGGCGGTGAGTGATGGTAATTGAAGAAAAATTCAAAGCAGGCGATAAAGTAGTTTATAAGCGGTTCGACGATGAACATATTGAATGTGTATTCGGAGAATACTGCTATGAGTTCTTTAATCCTTGTCTCGCTATCTTCCCAATCGATGGTAGTAACTATTTCCTAGCTCCTCCATCTAAAGTTTTCCCTTTGATGAAAGGCGGTGAGTGATGGATAAGAAGTGTTTTTCAGAAAACATGGCTAAATTTTCTCAAGTTTTCGATCCAATTTTTCAAATTGATGCTGAAATTTCACACCACGAAAGGCAGATAAAGAAACTTGAGGAACGCCGCCGAGAGGAAATCAACCGCCAGAACTTGAATAAGGTTAAGGCATGAACATCCCAAAGACGGACTCCGGTTACATTCCACTAACTTTCAGGCCATAGGCCAACAACTCTCAGAACTACTCCAATCAGGCGATAGCTACCGAATAAAGGTTGAGCCTTGGCGGGAGCGCCGCAGCCTATCTCAGAATAGCCTTCAACATCTTTGGTACTCAGAAATCAGCCGCTACTTAATCCGTAACGGGCGGAATTTTGCGCCTCCAGAATGGGTCAAGGATGCGATGAAGCACAGCTATCTGGGCTATGAGGAAATCGAAAGAGTGGACGTTGTAACCGGAGAGAGAAAACTCGTTCAGGAGCTAAAGCATACGTCGAAGTTAACAACTGGCGATATGCATCACTACCTGAGCAAAGTCGAATCATGGGCGCAGAGTATCGGGTGCTTACTGACCACTCCCGAAAACTGCGAGTACCGAGAACTACAGAGGAAACAGGAAGAATGAAATCCAGAAAATATCAGCCTTATACAGGTGAGGAAATAAAGAAAATTAAGGAGATGGCTGGCAAATTCACTTGTGCCGAAATGGCAAAGGAGATTGGCAGGTCTGTTGGTTCTGTATCTAATTTCTGTAGTGATAACCACATATCTACCAAGCTGATTAATAGCGAGTTGAGCGACATAGATTCATCAATCATCGAATGCCTGAATTACAGCACGTTCATCAAGGGTTCTGAGTGTAAAGCAGAGACAGGGCTGAAGGATGGCGTATTTAAAAACGCGATCGCCAAACTAATAAAAATCGGGCGCGTCGAGTATTCAACCATTCGAGAAAGAGGTCGAATTTTTCGCGTGTACCGGCTATTGCCAGAAGTTCAGTTCGGTATATCAAGCCGACTGCAAGACTTTTATCAATATATGCGAGGTAGCCATGCCTGAAACTCCATGCACAGCCTGCGGATTCCCCTCAGAAGATGACAAGTGGTGTGACGCCTGTGAAGAGGTCTATCACGCTAAGGACCCGAACTTTTACGATTTAGGAGGGAGTGATGCGCAAGACAAGGCGGCGGTGCAAGATATGCCGTGAGTGGTTTCATCCGAAATTCCCTAACGAATGGTGGTGCAGCCCAGAACACGGCGCAGAGTACGGAATACTTCTCAGGGAAAAAGAGAAGCTCAAAAAAGAACAGCAGCGAAAGAAAGAAGCCCAGCAAGAACGCCGTCACCTTCAGATAAGAAAGCTCGAAGTAAAACCCCTCAGTTATTTCCACAGTAAAGCCCAAGCAGCATTCAACCAATACATCCGCACTAGGGACGCTGAGCAGCCATGTATTAGCTGTGGGCGTCATCATGAGGGGCAATGGCATGCAGGACACTATCGAACACGTGGAGCATCACCAGAGACACGCTATGACGAAACCAATTGCCATAAGCAATGCGCACCCTGCAATAACCACCTATCTGGAAATATCGAGAACTACACGCCGAACCTTATCGAAAAAATAGGGCAGGAGGCATTCGATATTTTGATGGGTCCGCACCCAGTAAGGAAATGGTCGCGGGAGGAGTTGGAGCAGCTGGCAGCTTACTACAGGCAGAAAACCAGAGAGCTAATTAAACAGAGGGAGGGAACATGATTTACGACCTTAAGTTACCCAACTGGGCTGAACTATCTTCGTGTCCCTTTTGTGGAGGTAATGCAGAGCTATCTATTGACGGGCAGGGGGTGTTTGCTGGATGTAAATCAAAAGATTGCTGGATAAATCCTATTACTGATACATACGACACTAAGCGTGAAGCTATAAGGGCATGGAATAGGAGGCCTGAATGACTTGGCTAACTAAACTCCTTAACCACTTCTCACCCATAACCCCAACAGTCCAGTACAAAACCCCACAGAGTTATCCAGCCCAACCCGGAAAGAAGCGGAGGAAGAAGTAATGATCGTCTATGGCGAAAACGAGTTACTGGCTGAGTCTAATCTCCAATTAGCTAAGTTACGGGAAAGTTTATTTTACAACCCTGAAACTGGGAATTTCACTTCAAGGGCAGAAAGGGGAGTAAGAATTAGGTGTCAGATTAGAGATGATGGTTATATCAAAGTTTGTTTTTCTGGAAAGAGGTTTATGGCTCACCGGCTTGCATGGTTTTACATGCACGGTAAGTGGCCGAGCCATGACATTGACCACATAAACGGTAATCCATCTGATAACAGCCTGAAGAACCTGAGAGAGGCCACAAGAGCAGATAACTCGCATAACAGGGTGATTGGCAAAAATAACACATCAGGCCTTCGCTGCGTCTCCCAGAATAGGCGTAACGGAAGGTGGAGAATTAATATCTGGCGCGGGGGTCATAAGTTCTATCTTGGCGAGTACATCAGTAAGGTCAAGGCTGCTCAGGTTGCTAATGAATGGCTTAAGAAAAATGATGGTGAATTCTTTTCTGATGTGAGGCGCCGGAGTGATTTGCCAGATGACCAGATCGCTTTACTGGCCAATATAACCAAGAGTAAAGACTTAGGCCATAAGCCAAGGTTAGATCCATGTCAGAGAGTATTTGTTTCTCATATGCTCAATGCTTGGGGGAAGTGGGCTTACGACGGGCTACCTGATAAGAACCAGATAAGCCCAATCGCAAGATTCATGGAGTCAGTGTCAGGTCGGGGGGCCATAACATCTGATGGATTGGTAGCGATAATGGAAAGTCTTCACAACCGCGGCTATCACGGAGCTGAGCTTATCAAAAAGATGGCGCAAATCATTGCAAATCTTAAACATGCCAGAGTAGAGACATGCTCGGATTTTGAGGGCATGTTCATGGATAGAATGATTCAGCGAACATTGGGGGCCAAATCAATTTTGGGTCAGGTAGCCATAAACTATTATGTCTATGGTCATCCGATTGAAACGATTGCTCAGTACCTACAACGGATAACTAAGCAAGGCTTAACGCTTCCACAAGCGAGAAATAGAGTCAGATGGTGCATTAGTTTAATTGAGGCAAAAATCTATCACGAAGTTATAAAAGAAACGGAAATACAGGATGGTAAGGTGTTTTCGGATAACTAAATCTAATATTACTTGCAAAAAAATTATGGACTGATATATTTGGCATATGCTCGCCGCAGTTGTCGATGAGCAGTCAATTTACTAGGGGCTCGCAGATCGCGGGCCCTTTTCGCTATTTAGTAATCTTTGAAAGTTCTGAACATATCACGTGTAAATTGTATAGCTCTCTTATTTCTGGGCTTATTTGTCCATTTATTCTCGATAGAACTTCAGGCTTACTAACATTGTTAATTATGTCTATTAACTTTAATTCCTCGCTCACTTCCGAGGGAGTTTGTTGGCTTATCATTTTGGAAAAGTTTACATCATCGTAAGTTATTTCCTTTATAACTAATGGATAACTACTTAATCCAGAAGTTACCGGCTGAATCCGGATAACAAGATCATCCTTTGTTATTGATATAGCCTTTCTTGCTCTACGAACGTATATGTAATATCCGATGGGTGATTTCCTCAATTCCAAAGGGTAGTCGCTTTTATTTAGAATCATTTCATACCTATCTAAGTTAGATCATCATTTCACGTGATATTTTCGCACTATGAGTGCCTGTAAAATATCCTCCAGTTAATCGTGAAAATCCACACAAATCCCCGTTCGGGGGTAACTATGAAGAAACAGACTATGCAAGAGCGTCCTGACTTTTGGGCTGCTATGTTTGCGTGGCTGGCGACACACAGAAACGAAGCTGGCTACTCTGCATTAGCCTTTGTCATGTCCATTCTTGCTACATCGAGAAATAAGAAGGCCGAGTGGAAAGACCGGATCGCCGGCGCTTTGATGTGCGGGATTATTTGCTTCTTCGCCAAGTCAACTCTTACAGCCTTATTCGCAATATTCAACTGGCCTTTCGCCCCTGACCTGTGCTGGCCTATCTCGGCTGCGGTCGGTTATATCGGCGTTGACCCTATCTTCAATTTAGCTCGCCGCAGAGTAGGGCTTGATGACGGAGCAAACAATGCTAACAGTTAATCAACTCGCTCAAGCGGTTGGGCTATCGGATAGTGATGCCGCTTTATGGTTGCCACACATCCTTAAGGCAGCAGATAAGTACCAGATTAATACCTCTTTACAGTTAGCTCACTTTCTCGCGCAGATGGGGCATGAATCAGGTGGATTTAAACACCTGGTTGAAAACCTTAACTACAGCGAGCAAGCATTAAATTCCGCGTTCAGAACTCGCATCACCAAGTCGCAGGCCAACCTCTACGGTCGCAACAGCAAGCATCCAGCCAACCAACAAGCAATAGCCAATATCGTTTATGCAGGTCGCAATGGTAATGGTGATGTACAAAGTGGTGACGGTTATAAATTCCGTGGACGCGGACTGATTATGATTACCGGGCGGAGTAACTACCGCGCCGTTGGTTATGAGAACTCACCCGCAGAACTGGAATTACCGGAAGGTGCTGCAATGAGTGCCGCAGCATGGTGGTCACAACATGGATTAAATGAGTTAGCCGATAAAGACGATGTGAAGGCAATCACTAAAGTCATCAATGGCGGCTATAACGGTTTAGAAGATAGGCAATCCCGCTTAATCAAATCTAAGGGGATTTTATGCTCAAGTTAATCAGTTTATTCCGCAATAACGCTCATATCTTAATACCGTGCGCTTTCATCCTGTTTTTCTGTGTGGCTCTGTGGGGCCTGAACGTTCGTAACACTCAACTCTCTGCCACTAACGACCGATTAGAGAAACTGGCAGACAGTAAAGACGAACAGATAAACAACCTCCGCGCCAAAAACGACAATCTGGCCGATGGCGTTCAACAACTTACCGAGGCAGTCACAAAGCAGAACGCTGTAATGGCTGACGTACTCGCTCAACGTGCCGACACCGCAGAACATAACAGAGAGTTACAGAATGAAATTAAACGCTATCTGGCAACTGATAAGTACGCCTTGTCTCCTGTTAATAGTATCGCTGTTAGCAAGTTGCGCGAAGCCGCAGAAGACAGTCGAGTATCAAGCAGTAAAGGTGCCGTGTCTGGCAATACCAGCCGACCTAACGAGCCCACTCGCTAAGCCAAAGATAAGCGATCCATTCACCTACGGCGATAGCGTGGCGCTCAATGCTGAGTTATTCGGCTTATTGAATCAGGCCAACATTGACCGTCAGGCAATCAGAACAATTGAAGCTAACCAGCAAGGTAAATAATCATGAGTGAAGCAAAGCCGCAAGACGGCACCACAGTAAAAGGTTACCGGACTTTATCGGAGGGTGACATTCAGGTCATGAACCGACTGAAAGGTGTGAGTCGCCATTTCCTTAATCTCTTGGACACTGCAAAAGAAACTGGGGCAGACCCTCGTTGGGTTGCCATGGCTAAAACAGAGATGCAAAAAGCCTGCATGTTCGCTTGTCGTTCTGTCGCAAAGCCTGATGACGATAGTTGATTTAGATCCCTAGAGGCAGGGGAAACCAAATGAAATTAATCCAGTGGCTAATCAGCCTATTCACCAAAGAGAGTAAACCCATGACAGAGCCAGTAACTACAGAACAGCCAGTAGTAACCGATCCCGTAGCAACCCCAGCCACCGAAGCAACCGCAGGTGTAAAAGACCTAGCGAAAGCTTACGAGTTCATCAAGTCCGGCATTAGCCATCTTGGTGAAGCAGCAGAGGGTGAATTACTCGCTCTCGCTAAAAAGTATCTGTAGTAGCCAGAACAGAGGTCATTAACGTGACCTCGATTGTGGTTATTACCCGACAAGGCAGGTGATCACATCTTCGATGGTCATAACTGACAAGTGATTTAGTCGTGCTGTGAAGCATTACGACAATTGCGACCCTTGATATTTTTTAGTTCAACGAATGACACACCTCAGGTGTTACCCGTATAGGAACACATAAAAATGTTCTTAGACGCGCACCTAGCCAGCCCACTTTCAAAGGTGGGCTTTTTTATGGGCGCAACTCACGCGCAAGCAAAACCCGAGCCTTTCAGAAAGTTGAGCCTGAGATAGTCGCTGGATAATAGCGATCCATCGGGTGCGGCATATCTGTGAGACAGGCTCAACTCTCTAAAAGGAAATCGCTATGAAACATCTGATTAAGGTTATCAAAGGCACTCCAGTAGTTAGCACTGAAGTGATCGCGGCAGAGTTTGGACGTCGACACGATAACGTCATGCAAAACATCCGTTCACTCATTGAGTCGGGGCATTTAGGTGCCCTTGATTTCAAGGAGACCTCTTACATTGATAAATCCAACCGGGCAAAACCTTGCTTTGAGCTTACAGAGCGTGGGTTTTTCATCGCAATGCCATTCATCGGTGGTGATAAAGCCAGAGATGGTCAGGTGCGTCTGGTAGACAGTTTTATCCAGTATCGTGAGAAAGCACGGCAGGAAGCAGCGATTCAGGCTGAAAGAGATCTTGCTAGAGTGGAATACCGCCCTATGACCAACGCCATTAAGGCCAGCAAAGAGTCAGAAGGCAAAGATGCTGAGCATTATCACTTCAGTAATGAGGCCAATTTGATTAACCGGATTGTGCTGGGAGCAACCTCTGCAAAGTTCCGAAAAGATAACGACATCGGTAAATCTGAAGCAATTCGTGATTACCTGACAGCCGAACAAATACGGGCAATCACCGAACTGCAACGAGCCGATACGGTATTCATCAATATGGGATGGGACTATGAGAAGCGGAAAGCAGAACTAAACATCCTTTTTGACCGAAATCACCGCCAACCACTAATCGAAGAGCAGCATAGATTGGCTGCGTAGGCTGCTCAATTTTGAGTTTACTGATTTTAAAGGAAAAGAGAGCCACTTTCACAACGGCTCTCTGCATCACATACGTACTCAAAAATACGCCTTTCACTCACTCCAACCCTGTAATCGTGAATAATTGTCTTTGTTGTCGGAAATTTTAAACCGGAACTTTCTTGGCGAGCGGGTTCCATCCATATTGAGTGTTAAACAGGTAACTTCAGCCTCGTCAGGGCCAACATTCTCTAGAGCCATGAAGACCTCAGGGCTCACGCTGTCAATAGGAACTATGCCATGAGAATAGTCAAAGAAAATGAGTATATCTGTATGCTCCCTTATTAGATCATATTTCAAAAGCAGTGGCTGTTTAGTGACTTGTGATACAAAAAATCGAAAAGAACTTTCAGGCATTTTTCTTTGCCCCGTTTCCCAGCTATCCCATGTTCTTCGTGCTACACAGGTAAGCTTGGCAGCGACGTCTCGGGATAAATTTGCTGCAACTCTAGTGTTATAAATGACTTCTGTAGATATCTCCATAGCAACCTTCAATTTTGTGTTGTCATTAACTACAATGTGTCATATAAATACACTTAGTGCAAGGTCCAAGGCCGTTTTTCGAACCATTATATTTTTGATGAGCTCACCAATATTGAAATCAATAACAATTATTCACTGAGAAAACTAAAGAGAAACGTATGGCGACTAAAAACAAAGTTGGTCGCCCAAGTAAATTGGCCGAGAGTATCGAAAAGGCTAAAGAATACTTAATGGGCGGCTACAAAACGGTAGAGGACGTTGTCCCGAGCGTGGCTGGCTTAGCCTGTTATCTTGGCATTAGCCGGTCGAGAGCGTATGAATATGCCAAGCAAAGTGAAGAGTTTAAGGACACGTTAGACAATATCCAAACCATGCAGGAGCGAGGGCTGATAAATAAAGGCTTGAGCGGAGATTTTAACGCGACAATCACCAAGCTAATGCTAGCCAATCATGGTTACAGCGACAAAGCCGAGATTGATAATAAATCATCTGACGGAAGTATGACTCCCAAGCCAACCACTATCCAATTATTACCCGTTGAGGCTAAACGTGAGTAGTGTACAGCTACCCATACCAGCCAAACTTGCTCCACTCTTCACCGCTATAAATAAACGTTACCGATGCTCACATGGTGGGCGTGGTAGCGCTAAAACTCGAACCTTCGCACTAATGACAGCCGTTAAAGCCTATCAAGCCATGATGAATGGCGAATCAGGCGTAATATTGTGTGCCCGTGAGTTTATGAACTCACTGGAAGAGTCGAGCATGGAAGAGATTAAGCAGGCGATACGTTCGGTGCCTTGGCTGGCAGCTAACTTCGATATCGGCGAGAAGTACATACGGACAATCGACCGTAATGTGAGTTATGTCTTTGCTGGCCTACGTCACAACCTCGATAGCATCAAATCAAAGGCGCGTATCTTACTGTGCTGGGTTGATGAAGCCGAGACAGTGAGTGAGGTAGCTTGGCAGAAACTAGACCCGACAGTGCGCGAGGCTGGTTCTGAGATATGGGTGACATGGAACCCTGAAATAGACGGTAGCCCGACTGATAAGAGATTTCGTAAAAGCCAAGACGATTCCATTATCACTGTTGAGATGAACTACACGGATAACCCGTGGTTCCCTGAGGTGCTTGAGATTGTCCGCACTAAAGACCAGAAGAATCTCGACCCTGCGACTTATGCTTGGGTGTGGGAAGGTGCTTACCTCGAAAACTCAGAGAAACAGGTGCTGGCAGGTAAATATCGTATTGCTGGCTTTGATGATGAGCTATGGAAGCAAGCAGATCGCTTGTTCTTCGGTGCTGACTTCGGTTTCGCTAAAGACCCGAATACGCTTATTCGCTCCTTTATCATCGATAACTCTCTTTACATCGAGTATGAGGCTTACGGTGAGCATACCGAGCTAGACCACATGCCAAAGTTATACGACACAATCCCCGAGGTCCGTAAGTGGCCTATTAAGGCTGACTCAGCGCGACCAGAGACCATTAGCTATCTAAAGCGACAGGGATTCAAAATATCATCCGCCGATAAATGGCAGGGTAGCGTAGAGGACGGAATAGCTCACCTGCGTGGGTTCGATGAGATCGTCATTCATCCTCGCTGCAAGAACGTAGCGAAAGAGGCTCGGCTGTGGTCATACAAAACTGACCGGGTGACGGGTGAAGTCCTTCCTAAACTGGCAGATGGTAATGAACACTGCTGGGATGCTATTCGCTACAGCCTTGATGGTCACATCAAGCGCAAAACCAAAGGCGCAATCTTCTTCTAAGGATTAACTAAGTGAACGAACAAAACAAAGGCGAGGTGGGATTCCTCGTTAACGCCCTTGCTGAGTCAATCGGGCGTCAACGAATGCTGTATGCAGCACAGTACAACGGTAACACCAAGCGGACTAAGTTATGGGATGAATTCGGTTATCCTGATAGCGTTAGTTTTGATGCGCTTTACCGCGCTTACCGCCGTAACTCTGCCGCTTATGCAGGGGTTCATAAAACTCTCGACTCATGCTGGGTAGATAGGCCAACGATTATTGATGGCAGTGAAGAGAAGGAATCAGTAGCGACAAACCCGTGGGAAGCAGAGGTCACCAAGCTGATTAAAAAGCACTGGGCGAAGATTAAAGACGCCGACCGCCGCAACCTTGTTGGCCGTTACTCTGCGCTGCTACTGCAAATCAAAGATAATCGCGATTGGAGCCAGCCAGTAGACGTCAATGCGGTTAAGTTACTAGGCCGTAAAGCACTGGTTAAACTGATTCCGGCTTGGGAGTCGCAGATTAAACCCGGTAACTTCGATACCGATACTTGGTCAGAAACCTACGGTCAGCCGGTTAACTTCAATTTCAATGAACAGCCGGTTGGTGATGACGGCACTTATGGTGCCGTTCGTAGTATGGAGGTTCACCCTGACCGAGTGATTATTCTCGCTGAAGGTTCGGAAGATGAAAATATCCTTTCTGGCATCCCGTTAAACGAGGCAGGCTATAACGACCTGCTGGATATCGAGAAGACTAAAGGTGGTAGTGCTGAGGGATTCCTGAAAAATGCTAGCCGTCAATTGGGTATTACCTTCGACCCTGAAACTGACATGCAACTTATCGCAGATGCGGCCAAGCAAGCAGGGTACGCAGATGTGGGCGAGGCTATGAACGATAAGATGATGAAGCTGAATCGTGGAACTGATGCGGCTCTCGTCACTCAATCTGGCACCACTTCAGTCTTGTCCGTTGCTGCTGCAGACCCAACTACATCATGGACAGTCTCAGCGAACAGCTATGCATCAACAATTGGATGCCCGTTCAACATCTTATTCGGCAAGCAGACCGGTAACCTTGCATCGACTGAGGATAAGAAAGCATGGGCCGCACACTGTAACGAGCGCCGACAAGGTTTCATGTCTGACTTACTCGTCAATGTTATTACGAGATTCTGGACGATTGGGCTAATCGACCCGCCGACTAATGGTGAGGTTACTGTGCAATGGTCAGATTTACTGGCTCCTGCTGATGCTGACAAACTGGCGAATATGTCCACTATGGCCGATATTGCCCAGAAGACTCAGCAAGCCTACGGTACGCCAGCGGTTGAGGTTAACGAAGTTAGGGCAGCAGGTGAACTTGAGCCGATAGCAGAGCCAAAGCCGAAAGAGGTTCCGAATGTTGACCCACTTACCGGACAATCGAATCCGAACACCGATAATTCCGCGCAATAAGTCAGACCCAACTCAATCAGCCAAGTCCGTTAATCGAATGTTCAACGATATCGAGCATCGTTACTACCAGATTAAGGTTAGGTTGAAAGAGGAATTAGACAGGCGACTACGGGGTCGTGACTCGGCGGTGAATACGAAGTCATACGCTGTCCATGGCGCAACTATCTATCAGGTGAATGCCGGTACCTATATCTACGACATGACTGCTGCTCAGCTGGCTGACTTACTCCAGGTCGTACAAACGATACTCGATGACTATTTGCTGGAAGGTAATAGCGATAATCTCTGGGCGCTATCTTACGTTGCGGATGAATATCAGAGAGGCACTCAGGCAGCCTACACGAACCTTTCTGTTCAATCGACTACCTATGCATCACAAACCACCTTATCGTCGCTTCTTGGCTCTCCTGCTTATCAGAATCAGATAGCAGCAGCCTACGTTAGCGCCTATAGCGATTGGAAAGGTGTCAGTGATAAAGCGAGGGCTGACTTAGCCAATGTCATTGCGAATGCAATTGGACGAGGTATTAACCCGCGAGAAACTGCCAATATCATCAGTAAGCGCCTCGATGTGAGTATGTCCAGCGCTAAGAATATTGCTCAGACAGAACAGGTTGGGGCACTACGAGAGGCACAGTGGAACGAAACAACATGGTCGCGGGATAGGCTAGGGCTGAATACTGCTTTACTCCATCTTTCCGCACTCAAGCCAACGTCTCGGTCTTGGCATGTGGCGAGGCATGGACACACTTACACGCCTGAAGAGGTCAGAGAGTGGTATTCGCAGAATGGTAACCGCTATCGTTGCTACTGCTCTCAAATCCCCGTCATTCTCGATGACAAAGGCAATATCGTTAATCAAGGCATGGTCGAGCGCTTATCCAAAGAGCGTAAACAATGGCAGCAAGCATCGTAATCAACTCATAAACGAGGACTCAGCATGTCACGCAATTGCGTAAACGTGCTGTCGGTCATTAACTCAGCTTCGAATATCTCAACTGAAACCATCAACGGACGCGATCACATTATCGTGCGTGGCATCACGCCTGTTGTTGATGACATTGTGATGAATCGTAAGCTCTATCCGGCAGCAGAAATAGCAAAGAGTTATAAAACGCTAGAGCGCAATCCCATGCCTCTAGGTCACCCGAAATTAGACGGAAAGCATATCTCAGCGCGAGACGTGCAAGCGGTTAACCAGTATCACGTTGGCGCATGGTTACAGAACGTCAATCATTCAGGCGGGAAGGTTACTGGCGATATGTACGTCGACCGCCGATATGCCGAAGCCTCCGATAACGGCAAGCGACTTCTAGCGCGGCTCGATGACATGGCGGCAGGTAACAACTCCGAGCCGATTCATATCTCAACAGGGCTTACCTACTCAGGAATCGTTGCTAACGGCGACTCTAAAGGTAAGAAGTACGATGAAATTGCCACGAATATGGACTTTGACCATGTGGCGGTATTACTCGATGAGCCGGGAGCCGGAACGCCGAACGATGGTGTAGGCATCTTCGTTAACTCAGACGGTACCGAGCAACAAATCGAAGTCGTTAATCTTGCTGAAGCACAAACCCCTGACGAATTACCCCCTGAATCACATTCATTTTTCCAACAGCTAAAGGCGTTTTTCAGCGCCAACAGCAAACAACCCAAAGAGGAAGTAGACCCGATGAAAGAACTCATCACTAATGCGCTGAAAGCCAAAGGCATCCCGACTGAGGGTAAGTCTGACGCTGAACTGATGGACGCATACAACAAGGCGGTAGCAGCAGATGCGACCACGAAAGAAGAAACGCCGGAAGAGAAAGCCGAGCGTGAGAAAAAAGAGGCCGAAGAAAAGGCGGCTAAAGATAAGCCAGCAACCACGGCAGCCAACGCTGAAGAGGTTCCTGCTTGGGCCAAGTTGCTGACTGAAGAAGTTAAATCGCTAAAGGTTCAAGTCAACTCTGGCCAAGAAGCAGAGAAATCAGCCATGCGCTCAGCGGTAAAAGCTAAGTTCGGCATGACCGACATCGCAGTCAATGCGCTCGAAGGTGAGCCGTTAAAAGAGCTTTACGCGCAATGCGCCACTTCACACGGCCTGAGCGGTGCTTTCAACCACTCAACCGAAACCAAATCAATCTCAGAAATGCCGGAGTAATTACAAATGGCTAAAGACGGTAAACACGTAATTCACGCAGGCGGAATTTTCCCTAACCCGCTACTCAATCGCGAAGGTTCGGCGGCTGCTGACGTTCTGCCCGGAACGGTCGGTTACTTCGACGCTGGCAATTTCACAGCATCGGCTTCTGGTGCTGAGTCAGCAATCCTCTACGTTGCCAACATGGATTATCTGCGCTGCAAAGGCGTAGACGACACCATCGATGCTGGTGAGCTAGTTGTTGGTATTCAGCCGTTACAAGGACTGTTCCTGAATGTCCGAGCTGCTGCTGGCACCTACACCAAAGGACAACCAGTCGCAGTCGCTAATGGTCAGATTAAAGCGGCTTCGGCGGGCACTCCTGCAAATGGAGACACTCCGGCAGTGGCGGGTGACGTTGTATTCGCATACGTCGAAGAAGACACAGCATTGACTGCGCAAGCGGGCGATCTGGTTCGCGTAGTATTCAAATAAGGATAACTGAATGTTTGTATTCTCGAAGTCCATTGGTGAAAAGACCAATAACTTAGCTGTAAATAGCTACCAGTTCGCGCAACTGGCACAAGAGCGCCAAGCGGCAATGAACCACCAAGGCGTAAACGTCATGGAAGAAATTGCCAATCGCGTTAACATCGCGTCAAAACTGAATGGTATCAATGCCGTTCGCTCTCCTTTAGACCTATACAAGACTTTCGACCAGACAGTCCTGTCACAGTTCACCAATCAGGACGAGTTCACCCTGCTTAATGACCTGACGCCACTTTCTCGCTCAGTGCGTATCAATGCTACTGTCTACGAGTATGCGAAATCAGGTGGCAAGATGTGGGGGCACACCTCAATGTCTGGTCAAATAGGCGCGGCGTTGGACGCTACTGCGTACGATTACGATGGCACGATGGTTCCAGTGCATGACACAGGATTTAAGTTTAACTGGCGTGATGCTCGTTTGAACAACCCTGATGCGTTTGACGTTATCTCTGATGCTCAAACTGAGTCAGCCGCACAAGTTCGCCGCACTTATGTCGATTACATCTTCAATGGCTTCCGTGATGCTGAAGGTAACTTTGTTCAGTTCGACGGGAAAACTTGGAAAGGCGTTAAGAAAGATGAGCGCGTAGGCCAGTTCACTCTGACGACTAACCTTGCAACAGCTACCGATCCGAAGGCAATCCGTAAGCAAGCTATCGCCCTGCGTGATGAAGTTCGAGTAACTAACCTGCAGTACGGTGCTCAGACTTGGTATGTCTCGCAAGAGATTATGTCCAACTTAGAACAGTATTTCAGTGACAACTACGCAGCGCCTACGCTGTATGAGGAGTTACTGAAGCTATCCGGTGTTGCTGCGATTAAGGTTGATGCTCAGTTAACTGGTAACCAGGTGCTAATCGTTCCACTGCAATCTGGCGTAATCGCTCCGATTGTAGGGCAAGCGTTCGGTACTGTTGCCGACCCGCGTCCGTTCTATAACAGCGATTACGTGTGGCGCACTTGGGGGGCTGCTGGCTTGATGGTTAAGACGGACATTCAAGGTCGCTTCTCGGTTATCTTCGCAACAGGTAAATAATCATGGCAGCCCAAATCACGCTTGAAGACGTAAAACCGATGATGGCTGAATTGGGCTTCACGGTACCTGACTCGTTACTCACCTTACTACTCTCGCAGGTGAGTGGTGTGTCGGCATGTATGGACGGGGCTGGATATTCAGAGGACTTGCAAAAGTTACTGCTTATCTACGCTGTATTGCGTCTGGCGGCCCTCTCCGGTGCTCGGAAAATATCGTCACAGTCGGCACCTTCCGGAGCTTCACGGTCTTTTACCTATGATTCAGCAGGCACTGATTACCTGCTCAAGCAGATTAGAGCTTGGGACAGTAATGGGTGCCTGTCTGGTCTACCGCTATCGAGTAGCTCGGTAGGGTTCTTTGATGTGGTCGGAGGCTAGATGGAATGGATTAACGTTACTGAAAAGCTTCCTAAGCCACTATCGAGAGTGTGGGTTGAGACTGATTCAGGCAGAAAAACGACGGCTTACCTCAAGTCTGATGGGCAGTGGTTTCTATTCTGTCGAAAGATAGCTGATACCAATCCTGTGATTGTAAGGTGGCGGGAATGAGTTCTGTAGCCAATTGGAGCTATACCGCGCCTTGCACTATCTGGCGGAAGAAGGTCGGTGAAAACGGTAGCACTATGGATGAATACGGGCAGCCACTCGGCTTTACGTCTCCCAAAATCATCATGTGCGATTATGGTGGCGGTCTATCTGCAAAGATTGGTGATATCGGAACGGAACAGGTGGTGAAAAACACTTTCTGGACTGAGTTCGATAAAGCTGAGAAGGGCGATTACATCCTCATTGGCGAATCCACCGAAGCTGACCCACTAACCGCTGGCGCTGATGAAATCATGCAGATAATCCGTTATGCCGACACCTTTGAGCGGCTAGCAGATGATTATGCGATTCTGACGGGGGTATAGTATGGGCGTTAAAGTGAAAGGTATTAGCGCAGCCAAGCGTAATCTCGATTCCATTATCGATAATGTTCAAGGTCGAAAGGTAATCAGGGCGCTACAAAGTGCAATGATTATCGGGTCCTCTCAGGCTGCTATCTATACACCAATCGATACATCAACGCTACTCAACAGCCAATATCGTGAGTTATCGGTAAACGGTACCAGAGTGACAGGGCGTGTCGGTTACTCAGCTAACTACGCGATTTATGTTCACGACCCGAATGTCCCGCAGACCTTCCGTCGAGCGACTGCTGAGAAAGAGTTCTTAACGAAAGGGTTTGCTGATACTAAAGAGCAGATTGAGGCTGCGATTGCACGGGAGATGTCGCTATGAATCCTCCAATGTATAAACGGGTTAGGGATGTAATTTCTGATGCTGGCCTGACAGCTGGCTACATCACTCAATCGCTAATTTGGTCTGATACGGGGAAAATTACCGACCGGTTCATCGTGTTTCGCCCCAATGGCGGTAGTGATATAGACAGAGATATTGGCGGCGAGTATCACACATTGGTAGACATCATTTCTGGTAAGGGTGAGGCTGAAAAATCAGAACAGACGATGATCTCAATCATCGAATTTGTTAAGCAGAACCCGCTAATCAGTAACTGCCTTGGACAAATCACTAATATGGGCGGAATTCCTCCTCCCGTCATCACAGCAGAAGGCCGTATCGTGTGGCGATTGCAATTCGCCTGTCTTTACGGTGAATGAGAAACAAATTATCAGGTCGCATTAGCGGCCTTTTTTATTTTATACGAGGTGATAAATGGAAGGCTGTAAAAGTTCTTCAGACCGTCTTATTGGTCGCGCTAAAACGCTTGAATTGGCTTATGGTTGTGCTGACACACAGCCTCAGGAGTCAGATTGGAAGCTTCTGGGGCTACCGACGTCAGCGACATGGGATGCAAACCCGAACTCGCTGAACTCCGATGCAGATGATGGCGGCTTTACTGCAACCATGATTTCCAATGCTGACCCAACTTACTCAATTGACCTTGAAGTGCGACAGAATGACCGCAGCGACGAGTTTGGGATTCAGCAGTATGTGAAGTATTTCTTTGGTGAGGTGTCAGCCCGCCGTCAACCTACGGTATGGATGCGCTTTCACTGGGGCGACTACTACCATATTGGCTACATGAATACTACCGGTCTGAGTGATGGTGGCGGCGTAAAAGATATTGTTACCGCTAGCCTAGAATTGAAACTCGCAGATGGTCAATCGTTCCAGATTGTGAAGGTTGAGAAGTCAGTGACAGGTGTTGTAGTTACTCCCACATCGGCAAGTATTGCTGTAGGTGCTAAGAAGCAACTATCACCAATTGTCGCGCCATCTGATGCGACCAATACTGATGTAACTTGGACTTCTTCTGATACCTCAATCGCGACGGTCGATAGCAAAGGCCTTGTGACAGGCGTTAAAGCAGGTAACGCAACCATCACGGCAACTACTGCTGATGGCGGGAAAACGGCTACCAGCGCAATTACGGTTACTGCAGCGTAACCAATCCAAAGGGTGGTTTCGACTGCCCTTGATATTGATTATGAGGCTATGAATGACCCCGATAAAAGAAATAGGCGAATGTGTTATCTCTGTTGACGACGATGATTATCTGTTCAGGCCATCGCTCATCAATATGACGAAGATAGGAAGCCCACAGGAGATAGTTCAGAAGGTTGCTGACTTGCACAATACTGAGGTGCAAGAACTGATAGCGGGGATGTGGTCGGCAACAGGTACATTACCTGACTGGTTCATGAAATACCTGAACAATTCCAATCCAGCTAGGCGAGCGTTTATCGCGGCAGTTGACGTGCTGCAAGCTTGCTGTGAGTCCGACTTATCACCGCTGATTGGTGACATAGTCCCTAGCAAGACAGGCAAGAGAGCTTTCGTATGGAAGCAGGGTAAGATGGCGCTTCAGGATATGTTGCTAATAGCTTCGTCGCTAATTACTCACGGCGTTATCGGAAAGGCAAAGGTAAGGCAGTTGCAGCGCAATGAGTCGAAAAGCACTACGTCAGAGTTCAAAGCGGTCGATTATATCAATGCAGCCCGTAATCATTTCGCAATGACGCGCACCGAGGCAGAAAACCTGACCATGACCGAGTTCATCCTGATGCTTAATCAGAAATACCCTGAACAAAAAGGATTTACCCGCGAGGAATACGACCAAGTTGTTGATGATTACTTTACGATGAAAGAGAAGCGACTGAAATAATTATCGGACACGAGTACAAAGTTGGAGTTTTACCATACACATTGATGTTAAAAACCACTGTGTTAGTCTTTAGTTACTCATAAGCTAAGGACTGTTTATTATGAAATGCCGAAAGTCACTACTATTGATGTGCTCCATAGCAATCACCTGCTCTTCTCATGCAGCTGAGACGTTTAACTACACTTGCGATGGCAAGGATATGAAAGCCTCATTCCCCGATACTGACCACGCAGTAATGCAATATGATGGTGAGTTGTTCCTCCTCAAGTCAGTAGTCTCCGCGAGCGGAGCTAGGTATCTTGGCGATGGTTGGCAACTATGGTCAGCTAAGGATGACATCACCCTAACTAAGTTAACCAAGGAGCAAACCGAAAAGGATGATGTGCCAATGGGTAATGAGATTGAGTGCCAAGAAGTAGATGCAGACTCTATAGCCCCTTAGTAATGAATCATGTTGCCGATAAGCCACCTAAGGGTGGCTTTTTTGTGCCCGACTACTCGGGGTTTATTTCAGTTTGGTTTCTACATAAGTAGCAACTGCCACAATATCAATATCATCTTTGCTAGCATGCCACTCTGGATACAAATCATTGAGAGAGTGTACTTTTACTGAATTACCACTGAAGAAAACCTGCTTAAAGGTCGCAAACAAATCAGTTGTTTTTAATAAAACAAAATCCCCACTGCTTGGCTGAATGCTAGGTGAAAAAGTAACGATAGATCCTTCCGGGAAGCTGACTCCTTTATTTGATGTCATCGCGTCACCAATTATTTTTATAGCGAACGCATCTTCAGGGCTGTTAGGCGGTGATTGATGAAAATCATCCGGTATCAAATCATCTAAAAAATCAACCATTGATGCCTGACTCCACGTAAGTAGGGGGATTTCAGTAACGGTCTTGGTGGGTTTGATGCTTTCTAGTGACGGACCTTTACCTATGCCTAGTGAAAGCCAATCAGATGTCGTGCCGAGTGCGGCAGCTAGATTTTGAAGAGCTGCATCTCTTGGTTTGGCTTCACCACCTTCATACGCTGCTATCTGGCGATGTACCACACCAACTGATTTAGCCAACTCAGCTTGAGTTAAGCCTAGAGATGCTCTGGTCTTGGCTACCCTTTGAGGGAATGCACCATCAAACTTCATATAATGAACCTTAAAATAATCATTGACTCATAATTACGCATGGGGCATATTAATTTTGCCGCATGAGTTAGTGCGGATATGAAAATACATGAGGTGAATAATGGAACAGAAAAAGAAAGATATCAAGCCTATGGCGTACCGTATGACTCCAGAAGTTAAAGCCTTCGTTGATAGCAATGCAAAAAAGACTTATAGGTCTGCTCAGGGAATGATGGACTATTTGATTTCTAGAGTTATGGAGATGGAGAAAAAAGGTGAGTTTATCATTCAATAGAAATAACGAAGCCCCAATGGGTGCAACCACTGAGGCTTCTAATTTGTCAGCAACTACTAAGGAACCAACAATGAAGATCATAGCAAAAGAAAATAAAGAATTCACCATCTTCCGTTTCGGAGATAGTGAGATTCGCGTAGTAAATAAAAATGGTGAGCCATGGTTTGTTGCAGCAGATATCTGCAATGCCCTGGAATTAAGCAACCCATCTAAATCAGTTTCGGCTCTGGATGAAGACGAAAAGGATGTGCTGAGTTCCGACCATAACTTGAAGTTAGGGTCAGCTGGGAATGGGCCTCAGAGCATGAATATCGTCAGCGAATCTGGAATGTACACGCTAGTCCTTCGCTGTCGCGATGCCGTCAATAAAGGGTCGGTACCTCATAAGTTTCGCAAATGGGTAACTGCTGAGGTTTTACCGTCCATTCGTAAAAATGGTAACTATGAGGTTTCACGTTCTCGCAAAAGTACCACAGAAGAAAGAACGCCTCTTCGTGATGCGGTAAATATGTTGGTGAGTAAAAAGCATCTGATGTATCCAGAAGCTTACTCCTTAGTTCATCAACGCTTTCAGGTAACAAGCTTTGAGCAATTAACGCCTGAGCAAATCGAACCTGCTATCGAATATGTACACAGTATTATTCTGGAAGGTGAATTGCTGTCGAGGGACGATAAGCAGATGACATTACCACTGGCTTATCCTATGTCTTTTTACGATCAGTACCGTCATGTGATCAAGCCTACCGAGCTAAAATCCCCTTGGACCTACGCAGCAAAACATTTGATACCTAACGGTGATAACCCCAATCCATTGGGGAAAATACTTACTCAGTTAAAAGACTTCGGATATGAAATTGAAGCTGCTCGATTCCAGTTGCTGTCATTACAGCATCATATCGAAATCATGCAGCATAAATTTGAATCAATAGAACGCGCAGTAATGCGATAAAAGAAGGATTATCAAATGTCATTAGTCGTAATAGGTGAGCAAAAAATAGCAGGATTTAAGTTTAACGTTGATAAAGATGTATTGGCTGTCACTTTATCTTCGGTTCTTACAGAGGGTGTTGATGGAGATGATGAGTATCAATACTCTGTGATCGTCACGGACAAAGGTGGGAATCCAGTAATGAAAGAAATTCACTCGGACTTCCAAGTCGCTTGTGATGTTTACGACAGGTTATCGATTCTGGTCGGACAGGATATTATTTACAAATAGCACATCTTCTATTATCCAACCCGCTTAACTGCGGGTTTCTTGCTTCCCTTTGCATAAGTTTAGCTTTAGGATTGCTCTTAACTTTACTTATGGGGATAGGGATGTGAGGAAGATTATACTATTGGCATTGGGTCTGTGTTTTACAACAGCTTCAATGGCAAAGCCAAATGAATTTGCGGACGCTGAAAAGAATATAAGCCAGCAAATGAAAGATCCGTTAAGCACTGAATTTCAAAACCTTAGAATAATTAAGTCCAATGAAGGAAAGGTCTTTGTCTGCGGAGAAGTTAATGCAAAAAACTCATATGGTGGGTATGAAGGGTTTAGGCAATTTGCATATAGTGAGGGAAGGTCAGCTATCGCAGGTTCTTTTGATACACCGGATGATTTAGATTTCTATTCCACTTCTGGGTGTGGTGGGGAACAGCTTAAAAAAGTAGCAATGGCACAAAAGCAAGCAGTAGCAGGATGTGATATTACTTGGCATCAAATCACAGATGTTGTTCTGTTTAACATGAGCTATGAAAAAGCTGCGGATAATGCGATCTTGAGAGTCAGAGAATTAAATCCGAAATTTAATCCCGCTGACACTCCTAAACTGAAGGCTGCTTTCATAGATTCGATGTCAAAAACCTTAAATAATGATTCTTTCAGGAACAGTGTAAAAACAAACACAAATGTCACTGAGGTTGCATTTAAAAATCAGTGCAGGAAGCAGGTTGCTGAAAGCCTCTCTGGAAACTAACAATTAAAATATAAGAAACCTCGCTCCGGCGGGGTTTTTTTATGCCCGAGGAAAAGTAAATGTCAGCGACTAATGCAGGTAGTATCTATTACGACGTAGAAATGGATGTGAAGGGGCTACTGAGTGCTCAGCAGCAAGTTAATGCTCTGCTTGATAGTATGGAGCGAGGATTTAACAGCACATCGAAAGCTGTTGAGGGTACAGAACGTTCTTTCTCTTCGCTGACAAAAATCAGTGTTGCCCTATCTGCAGCGATGTCGGTTAAGCAAATTACTGAGTATGCAACAGCATGGGTAGACGTTAACAATAAACTCGCTAATGCAGTAAAGACCAACGAATCACTGGCTGAAGTTACTAGCCGGGTTTTCGATATCGCACAATCCACAAAGAGCGACTTGCAATCAACCGCTGCATTGTATGGAACATTAGAGCGCTCAACTCGCAGCCTCGGACTTAGTTCCAATGACTTATCCTCGGTTATCAAAACAGTAAACGAAGGCTTGGTGCTATCGGGTGCAACGACACAAGAGGCGGCTGGCGCAACGCTGCAGCTATCTCAAGCTCTAGCATCAGGCGCACTTCGCGGCGATGAATTCAACTCCGTATCTGAAAATGGTAGCCGACTAGCGCAGGCTCTTGCTGACTCATTAGGCGTTAACATCGGGCAGCTAAAAGTCATGGCTGGACAGGGTAAATTAACCTCAGATGTAGTGATTAATGGCCTCCTCAGCCAAGGCGCTACGATCGCACAGGAATTCAATAACCATACAACTACGCTAGCGCAATCACTGCAGATCGCCGGAAATAACCTGACCAAGTTCTTTGGCGAGAATACCACGGTAAATACGTTCCTAACTGCAGCGGGGAGTGGGATAGTCACGCTGTCTGAAAACATTAGCAGTTTAGCGTCAGTATTAAGCGTTGCTGCCGTAGCTATGGGGGGGCGATTTGTTGCATCAATGACGATGGCAGCAGCGGCACAGGGAGCAAGGATAAAAGCTACGATTCAAGGTATTGCAGCTACACGGCAGCAAGCGCAACAAGACGCTGCAGCGGCATCGGTAGCGGCAAGAAAAGCTGCAGCAGACACTGATGCTGCGTTATCAGCGCTCAATCTAGCGAAGGCGGAGTATAACGTAGCTAAAGGTACAGCGGCTGAGGCATTTGCTCTTGAAAATCTGATTAGAATAAGGGCAGCTTACGTTGCAACCTCATCCGAAGGTGCTTTAGCTAACAATGCACTAGCGGCATCACAGGCAAGGGTTGCTGCAACAGGTGTTACATTAGCTAGTTCAATGCGGATGTTAAGTGTCATTACTGGGCCATTGGGTGGGCCCGTTGGTATTATAGCCTCCGTAGCGGCTGGTTGGTTTTTATATTCTCAACGACAAGCTGAAGCAAGGAAGGAAGCAATCGCGTTTTCAGATACCCTGCCAGATGTAATAAAACGACTCAAGGATCTAAATCTTGCTCAATCAGAAGGTGTTAGGGCTGATACGATAACATCCATTCAAGCACAGAAGTCGGCAATATCTGACCTGAAAGAATCCATAGCGGGACTAGAAAACCAATACAGAACCTACACAGATCTAGCTGGCAATGACAAGAGCAGTAGTTATGCCATTGATGCAGCTAATGCTGCAAATGAGTTAGCTAAAAAACGCCGTGATTTGGATGGCGCCAATGCGAGGCTTCAGCAATCAGAGGATGCGCTTCACTTAATCAACATACAGGTTAATCAGGGAATTGTTGATCAGATGAAGGCTGCTAGGGATAACGCTAACGCCCTCTCAGAAGCAGAGAAAAAAGCTTCTTTCTTAGGTGCTACGCAGGCGTTCCTCGCTGAGAAATTTGGCATATCTACTGCAGCGATTCAGAAATTTAACACTGAAAGTCTGAAAATAAATTGGGGCGGTAGCGCCGGGGATAAGCTTATAAAGCAAGCAGAGCGCAAACTAGAGCTATCAAAGCTACAAGGTGATGCTCAAGCTAGGCTTCAAGCACAATATGATGCGGAAGATGCTGGAGTTTCTGACCCGCTGGCAGTAAAAAAACTGCAAGAAGTTTATGCTGCAACGGTAAACGTAACTCAAGCAAAAGCTAATCATAAAAAAGAAGACAGAAGCTCCGCAGCAGAATCAAAAAGGTCGGCAACTCAAGCAGAATCAGTCACTCAGAAGCTTGACCAACTTCGTCAGCAATCTGACCTCAACGCAGTCTCAACCCAAAACCTCACATTGGAGCAAACGAAACTCCGTGCTGAAATGTCGTTAGGCAAGAACGCGACAGCGGCACAGAGAGAAGAGGCGGCAAAGTACGCCGAGGCGATATGGCAGCAAGCCGCAGCGCTGAAAGCAAGAAACCTAATACCTGAAGTCGCTGAAAATGATGATTACAAGAGCAAAACCGCCCAGCTGGAATTACTTAAAGGCCAAAAAGATGCTCAAGGTAATTTAATTATCAGCCAGCAACAGTATCAACAAGAGTCAGAAAGGCTAGCGGCTAACCACATTAGTAATCTTTCCAAGATAAACAGCCAGAACGTAGTAACACCACAACAATCTTTGGCAGGGCAAGTCGATCCAGTTCAGCAACTAGCTAACGAAAATGCACAGAAGTTGGCTTTGATTCAGCAATTCACCCAGCAGAAGGTACTTACTGAACAGCAGGGTATTGCGCTTATGAATGCCGCTAACACTCAATATGACCAGCAGAGAACGGCTGCGCAGTGGGCGTTATTAAGTCAGCAAAGCACAGGATATAGCATGTTGACCTCTGCAGTTGACGCATTTGGTCAGTCAGCTGGAAGTGCTCTAACAGGGCTAATTACTGGATCTATGACGGCGCAGGAGGCTCTGGCGTCTATTGGGAATACCATTTTGAACAGCGTTATAACTAGCATTGTTCAGGTAGGTGTGGAGATGCTGAAAAACTTCATCATCGGGAAAACAATGGGTGCGGCATCAACCACCCTAGGTCTAACGCAAGCAAGTATACTAGCAAATGCTTGGGCTGTTCCAGCTTATGCTGCATCTGTTGCCACCGGCGGTGCTGCTGCAAAAGTAGGCGCAGTGGCCTATGGAGGCGGGCTGGCTACTTCAGTGGCAATAAGTAACGTGGCGGGCGCTAGAAAAAACGGCGGTCCAGTCTCAGCAGGTGCCATGTATCAAGTTGGTGAGTCAGGATTGCCTGAAATCTACAAAGCCAGCAATGGCAGCCAATATATGATACCGGGTGATAACGGAAGCGTGCTCAGCAATAAGGACATTACCGGTGGTGCTTCTTCTGGTATTACGGTAACCCATGTCGTCAATAACTACGCTTCTGGTGTTAACGTCCAAAACCAGACCACTCAGAACGGCAACCAAGTCATTATCGAAACTTTTCTAAGTGATTTGGATAACGGTGGCCCAATGACCTCGGGTATGATTAATCGGTTCGGTCTTAATATGAAAGCAAGTGGGGATTACTAATGGTAAATGATGATGTTTTTGCTGGGGAAGAAGTCTCTAATCAATTTAAAATAAATTATAGCGCCTTAGAAAATGAAAGTGATAGGGGAGCTGTGCTAGTAGCATCTAGCCTGATTGAGAAAGGGTTGGAAACCTTGATAGCATCATTCTTGTTAGAGAGTGAAAGTAAGAAGGATGAGTTGTTTACAGGGTCTATGGCACCATTGTCGACACTTGAAGCTAAAATATCAATTGCCTGTAGAATGGGCCTAATTAGGCCTCGAATTAAAAACTATTTGAATATTTTTCGAAAGATTAGGAATGATTTCGCGCATAACATTGAAACATGCAGCTTCGATGATACCAGCGTTAAGAATCGGCTCGCAGAAATCTATTCAATTAGAAAAGACTCATCGGAACACTTAGATGACATCCTCTTAAAGGTTGAAAACAGAGCTAGCACTAGGGAAAAATTCATCTTGTTTTTTGCCCTCGAAATAACAGGGTTGCAAAGAGCATCCTTGCAAGTGGAAAGAATGATGCCACTAATAGACTGATAGCCCGCTTCGGCGGGTTTTTTATTGCCTGGAGGAAATGTGGCAACTGTTAAATACCCTGACAGGCTGCCGTTACCCCAACGCGCTAGCCAGAACATGACGCAGGACACCGGCTTTAGAAATATCCAGCCAGCCGTTGGTCCTGCAATTTTCACCGAAATTACAACTGATTTGAAAGCGACTTGGTCGCTGACGTGGATATTCACGCTGCAACAGGCTCAGGTTTTTAAGTCATGGCTGAGGTCACCAACTTACTGTAACAACGGAATTAACTGGTTTGAGATGCGCATTGACCTCGGCGATACCATGGGGCCACAAACTCAGTTATTACATTTTACGTCGATGCCAGTTCAAACCAGCAAAAACGGAATAACTGTGACTTGGACAGCCAACGTTGTTTGTAACGATATTAATGACGTCAACGAGTCCATGGATGACCTGATTGTCATGTTTGGCGGCTCAGAAAGCATCATCGATATTGCCATAAACAGAGATTGGCCGAGGGCTTAATGACAACACTCAAAGAATGGAAAGAAAGGCGACCTAACTATGCATTAATCGAAACGGTAGTCTTTAGTCATCAGTCCTTCTCATCGCCCTATAGAGTTGCCACCAATCAGTTTAGTGAGCTTACCTTGGGTGGAAACATCTACTCACCATCATCATTTACGGTAACCGAAGATGCTCAAGATGGTACGGCATCGATAAACATGACTGTGACGTTTGTGTCTGGGGCTGAAGATGTTAGGTCGATAATGAAGAAGTGGCGAGGCATGGCAAGAATGAGTCCTATCTCAGCAACCTATGAGATTTGGGAAAAGCCCGGTGCTGAATTCGCGATGAATTATTACACGCTTTACGTGAAAAGTATCACGATGGACGCCTCCAACGTTACATTGACGCTATCTCTAACAAATCCGCTTACCGTAGGTAGCAATATTATCTACAAGGTTGACCAGTACCCGGGGCTAATGAACTTATGAAAAAAGATGAATTTCTCTCTAGGGTTATTGGCATACCGTGGAGTGATAGGGCTTGTAGCTTTGACAAGACTGATTGCTGGGGACTAATCGTTCTTTATTATCGTCACGTTAAAGGTATCGAACTGCATCATGTTGATGGTTATGAGTCAGGTGCGGACTTTGTGACATGCCATGATGATGTATCCACTCACTGGCAAGAGACGGAGCAACCTGTTACCGACTGCATGATTACTTTCTACCATGCTGGCAAGCCAGTTCACGTGGGGATACTCATTGCACCAGGAAAGGTCCTGCATAGTCGAGGGGAAAGCGGAACTGTCAGAATAGATAGTCTTTTGGCATTAAAGCGAATGTATTCTTCAGTGGGGTATATGACCTATGCCAAAGTATGAAATACAAAGGATACCGGGCGCACCAGTAGAGCGAGGTGTTTATAATGACTCGTTGAGGGTGATTGATTTTCTCAATCAAAAGGATATTCATGGGAATTGCGTCATTAAAGTAAATGGTGTTGAGCTTGATGATAATTTTAACCTTGATAACAAGCTTTCTACTTTTGACCTTATCAAAGTTTATGACCAACCTCATGGTGGTATAGGAAAGGTCATCGGGGCTGTAATTAAGCCGGTAACTAAGCTTTTGAAGCCTGTATTTTCTCTTCTAGGGATGAATGTTAAAGCTAAGTCACCATCAATTAGCACCGGTGAATCAGCCAACAATGACCTCACTCAGCAGACTAACAGAGCGCGTCTCTATAAGATGCGACCTAATATCTATGGTCAAGTAAGGTGCTACCCAGACCTGATACAAGAGTCACTTCTCGAGTACGTGGATAATAAGCAGCAGGCGACAGAGTTCTTAGAGATTGGCTATGGTGAGTATGACTATTCATCAGTTAGATTCTCTGAATCAACTCTAGCATCAATGGCCGGGGCCAGTTATCAAGTATTCCCTCCCGGAACGGTTATACCTGAAATGGTGCAGGGTTATTCTTTTGATGATGTTAGCGACCAAGAATTAGTGGGACCGAATTCGGATAATAGCGAAGTTCTGCAGCAAGCAACATCTACGGAATTACAGTCTTATTCATTTAGTGGGGGAGAGTTCAAAGCAGTAATTAAGCTAAATAATGATTTTTCCTACTTCAATGACTCAGCCAAGCCTTTGCCAATCACTATTCAAGCCAATGTGACTTACGCCGCTGCGGGCCGCGAAGTAACCAAGGATATTACTTTCAAAGGCGATATCTATAAGTCTGATATTGTCGAGGTTACCGACCCATCTACTGGACAAGTTATTGGATCGAACTATGAGTTTTTCCTAAATAATTTATCTGGGAATGACTTGAATTCTCTACCTGATTCGACGGTTATTAATAACAGTTCAATCACCTTTATTAAGTACGACTCAATTACTGAAGGTCCATTCTTCGCACCATTCGCCTCTGACCAGCTTTGGCTTAATTTTTATGTGAACATGGCGGGTGAGAAGGACGCGGTAATTCAAGTTGCTTACTGGTTGGTTGACGATGATAACAACATCATTGCCGGCACTCAGAAGTCTGTTGATGTCACAATTAACAATGCTGACGAAAACGGATATTCGTATCTTACTTACAAAATATCCGATGGTGGTCATGGGCGGTACGCTTTCACAGCAACTCGTATTGACTCAGCCGATAAATCACAAGCCAATATAAAGTCTGCATCTGCTATCACTGTAAGAAATAATGTTTCCTATCCTGATGACACAATCGTGAGAATAAAGGTCAGGCAGACCGATTCACAGTCACAGAGCGAAAGGAAATATAACTTACTGGTAACTCGTAAGGTTATTTCCTATAACCCAACTACTGGAGTGATTGATTACACCTTGAGAGCCTCACGCTCCTTTGCAGACGCTGTACTGCATGACTGGGTAATGATAGCTAAACAGCCCGTAGAGCGGCTTGACCTAGATAGCTTATACGGTATATCAGCCTCGTTGGACGATCCGCAATTAGGATACTTCGATTACACTTTTTCTGATGCTAATCAAACCTTGGGTGATCGCCTACAAACAATCTGCAACGCAGCTAATGTTTCATTTAACTGGATAGGAGGAGTTCTAACGTTTTGGAGGGATGAACTGGCGACTGTGCCGGATGCTGTCTTTTCTAGGTCGAATATGTTCTGGGATGAGTTTAAAAGCTCTTACACCATGAGCATGACAGGGGGATATGACGGGGTTTCTGTTACTTATACTGACCCAATTAGTAATAAGAGCGCCTATGTTTATCTACAAATATCGGACTCGGCCATTGCTGAGGCAGTAGATGAAACAACAAATGCCCTTCAAATTAAGCTCGATGGCTGCAGAAATAAGATCCAAGCAACCCAAAGAGCATGGCAAGAGGCTAGAAACGTTATTTATTCTCGCGTAACGATGACAGTAAAGGTTTTGGAGACTACGCAAGTTGTTCGTGGTGCAGTGGTGCAATGCCCTGATATGTACGATAACGACCAACAAACGGGTTACCTGAAGGGTAGGGATGGGGATACGTTTTATACCTCTGAGCGAATAAGGTTTGGCCAAGAGCAAATGTATGTGGTTATGACGGATAGTGATGGAAAGTATCGGGGGCGTTGGGAATGTAATGCAGTGCCCGGTAACGCTAATGCGTTCACAGCTAGCGCCGATCAGTTCGCAATCAATATCTACAACGGTTCTACTATACAGTCTCCATCTCGATATTTCATCGCCTCAAATGATGAACTTAACTCGACCTTATGGCGAGTGAGTAGTGCGAAACCTAACGGAGATGATACTCATACCCTTACGCTCACAGAGTACAGTGAACAAATTTACCAATAACCAACACGATGATGATACCTATCCAGGCAACGTCAGCTAACACATTCCATCAACCCGCTCCGGCGGGTTTTTTCATATATGAGGCATTGAATGAACAATACCGGCAATGCGGTACCGTCAACCAACGTTTTAGATTTCGTTGATAACGTGCAAGTTCTAGATCAGCTTATCAATGGTGATGATTTAGAAGTGAAAGGGCGCTTAGGTAAAGAGCTAAAATCTGTCGCGTATCTGCAAAACATACTTTCATCACTAGATGTTGGTAGTTTCACCTTTGCAGACATCACATCAGGATTATCAGGAACTACTGACGGGCAATACTTTCGAGTGCCTCAAGGCACAGGCAGTGACTTATCATTCATCTATTATAAAAATAGTGCTGGCACTGCGGTAGAAGTTGCCACAATGGCCTCGGCAAATATTAAAGATGACGTTCGTAAGAATTCATTAGCAGGGATTAAGATTGATACACCTTTCACTCACTCTGGCGAATTACTTAACGGAGCTACTGGATGGAATGGGCTATCTACTGTTGATGGGATCGGATATGGCGGCTGGCAAGTTCCGGCAGGGCAAACAGGCGATGGGACTTACATTTCCTCGCAGATTAACCTCACCGCTTCGCAAGTATCGACCATGGCAGGGCATGAAGTTCGATTTATTTTTGGTATCAAGCATAGCGCCAACGTATCGAGCCTTATTGAGAACGCGAGTAACTTTAAGCCCTCTCTCTGGGTGGATGGAAACAGTGTTGATGCCACTGGGGTAAAAGTAGTTAACCTGACTTCTGAGTCATCGGTAGCGATTGTCTCCATCGATGTGACCAGTTCAAATACGGCGGTTTCTGTAGCACTTCAATTAGTCAACTCGACGGCACTGACTGAGGCAATGAGTTTTATTACCGCCTCAGCGTATTATGTCCTGGTGTCACCCGAGGGGTACATCAAAGAGCTTGATGCGTATTCAGCCGCCAAAGATATTCCTCCGGCAGATAATAACCTTGCCTTACAGTCGGTGTTTGTTTCGGCCGCTAACGGTGCAGCCTTGGATGCTACGGGCAGTGGTCTATCTATTCCTGCTGGCGCTACGGGTTTAAATTCTTATCTGGGTCGCTTTAATGCTATCCATAACGAAAGGCTTCATGCTGGGGAAACGGTAAGGTTAACTGCAACTTTCCAATGCTCCGCGGGGTTCCTGCTAGGGCTATCCAGTTACGTCATCGGTGTTGCTAAAAAATTAGATGGTACCCAGTCAACTTCAGCTCAGATTGTCGGTACCGATGTATTGCATCAAGTCAGCGATACTGAATTTACTATCAGTGCCGATTACGTTATTTCAGGGAATGCGTCTGAGTTTGCTGCGCTTTATTTCCAATTAAAAGATAGCATTTACTCTGCTACCACACGAAGCTTAGTTCTGTTATCTACCTCTTATTTCTTACTAAATTCCGGTGATTTTAGGGGTGACCTTGCTCGAGTCGTTAACCAGCGCAAACTAACCTCTGGTAACCTTAAGTCGAGATTAACGCAAACGGGCGGGCAAGGCTTGGCAGGTGGGGTATTAGATACTTCTAATAATCTTGCTACCATTCCATCAGGCTCTACGGGTAACGGGACGTATATTCAGTTCTTCATGCCGCCTGCAACCATTATTGCGTTCTCAGGGTCAAGAGTTCGTGCTCGAATGGTATTTCAAACGTCAGCTAATGCGCTTTCCTCCGTGCCGGTCACCGCTAATATTCGCGTCAATATTGGCACAACGCAAACCAACTATGCCGCTGAGCTTAAGAACGTTAAGCAGCTAAGTAGCACATTGGTTCAAGCTGATGTTATCTATACCTTGACGGGAAATGAGACAACGCTTGCTCCTTTCATTCAGGTTCAAAACTCGACGGCTACGACAGCGGATGTGACCTTTAAACTGCTAGATATTCGCGTTGATTTACTGGATGTCGTGCAGGTAGGTGACACGCTCAATGACCAGATGCTTTCATTGCGTCAGGCACTATTGAAGTCAGAGTTAGAATCTGAAATCAATCAGATGAGCTCAGGTGTCGCGTACTCTAAGACGGTTACGGTTAAGCAGGATGGTACAGGCGATTACACCTCCCTTCTGTCAGCCATTGCAGCAGTCGGTGGAGGCTCATCAAATAATCTGCGCACTCGCTACCTGGTTTATTCGGGTATCTACACTGACCTTAATGCCGTTGTACCAAAATACTGCGACATTATCGGCGTGGGCCAGCCTAATAGTGTGTGGTTAAAAGGAGAGTTAGCGGCAAATGTTGACCCGACTCAAATACCGTTAAACCAAACGCTTTGGTGGAACGATACGGCACGTCTTGAGAATATCAAGGTGACGAGTAAGAACATGCGCTACCCCATTCACTCAGACTCAAGCGCGTCCACTGACACCTCCATTGCCAATGCGACACAGCAGATTGATAGCTGCCACATTGAGCATTACGGTAATGCTGAAGCACAGGCTTACCAAACCTCAATTAGCAGCGGTGTTACCGTGTGGAGTTCTACTCATGCTTGGGGATGTGGTCTTCATTCAGGTGAGAGTATCGTTTCCAACGGCACTCATTTTATTAGCCCGACAACGCCGTTCTATTTCCACACCAATAAAGATTTCGATAAGTCAGCGCATGTGGTCATTAACGGTGGGTTATTGAAGAACAAAAATAATGGTGCGGCGCTTGCTATTCAAAACCTCGGCTCAGGTAAATTAAATACCTGTACACTCAACGGCGTGGATATGCAGGGTACCGTCAGTATTGATAGTGCGACATGGCGCGCAGAGCAGCTATCAAGTCAATGGGGAGATAGAAACCAAGAGACCAAGGTTTACCTTAATAACTGCAGTCCGGTTCCTTTCAAATCCACTAATGGCTCAACCGTTTTGCAACTGATTAGTGTAGTTGGCTCATCTAGCTCCGTGGCGCTGAGTGGTACTGCGATGGCGAAGTTATTCGGCAATCCTGTGATTATTGCAGGAAGTCCAAACTATGCTGCGAGAGCCTATAGCTCACACTCTGTAAAAGGAGAAATCACGGGCAGCTCTCTTGGTGCAAGGCTTGGGGATTGCTCTACTACTAACTTAACTCTAACAGTAACTTTTGATGGGGGAACTGCACAGAATTTGACGATCGCAAGCAATTACACAAGCATGTCAAATGATGATGTCATTTCCGCACTCAATACGTTACTGGCAGACAGTTCAGGTCGCGCCTTCTCAATCGTCAACCCTTATGACAACAAGCCACCTGTTTACCAGGCAGATAAAGAAGTAATGCTGACTAACACAGGGTCATGGACAATCTTGAAGGGTAACCCTGTGGCGTACGTTAATGACAAGAACAATGTCACGAACTGGTCAACGGGATATACCAAGGCGCGTTTCGCGGGGATAGCGTTAGAAGATATTCAGCCAGGAATGTCAGGAAGAGTGCAAAAGTCAGGGCGACTCATGAACACGTCGATTAACTTCAGTGGTACGGCAGGTACGACATTCTTACAGCAACACTATGCTGTCGTCGTATCATCATCGTCCACTGGAGGGGTTGCTACCTCTGGTGATGTTGCTATTCTTCAATACATTGGATATCAAACCTATGAGTTAATCTAACAATGGCCTTCCCATCCCCCGCAATAGACTACGTTGAACAACGACTCTCACCCAACTCACTTATGCACGTCACTCAATCCTCAATCATCATTCCGACCGATGAGGGATATGCTGTGGCCGAACCTGGCTACAAAGTGAAGAAGGGAAGAACTGTCTTGATCGAAGTGAGCGGAAAGCTGATGTTTGCCGAAGTGGGGGATGGAGTTTTCAAGACTAACGATGGCATTATCGAGGATGATGCTCTTGATAATGCCAAAGTGTTAGGAGTGGTGACATTTATGGTGAAGGAATTACCGAGGGGAGATGGTGACGAAGTTACACTGTAA